TAGTAGGCAAGAGTGGGTCAGGTAAATCAACATCGTTGAGGAATCTAAATCCACACACAACAGCTGTACTAAACACAGAAAGAAAACAACTTCCGTTCAAAGGAGCGAAAGAATTCAAAAACGTACCAGTTCCTGACTTGAATACATTCAATACAGCTTTTGATAAAGCAGTTAAGTCAAAGGATATAGATACTATTGTAGTAGAATCATTTACCAGCTTGGTAGAAATGATATACAGAGAAGCAGACATCAGGTTTAAAGGCTTTGATGTTTGGTCATTCTACAACAAAGAGATAGATAGAATCCTTAACATGAGTAAGAATACTGATAAGTATGTAGTTTTCTTAGCTATTGACGGAGCTTACGACGGGGAAGATGGAGTACAAGAAAGATTTGTAGCTGTTGATGGTAACCGTTGGAAGAAGCGTGTAGAGAAAGAGTTTGTATGCTGTCTGTTTACAGATAATCACTACGGTGAAGAGCAAGCAAAGTATAGGTTTAGAACACAATCTTCAGGGAAAGACTCAGCTAAGAGTCCGATGGGAATGTTTAAAGAACTGTATGTAGATAACGACCTTGCACAGGTCATAGAAAAGTGCGAAGAGTATTATAACTAATCTTTAAATCAAAACAAATGTTTAAGAATTTAGAACAAGTAGAAGTAACAGCTCAACAGAGTTACTTGAAAGAGGGTGTCCATAAAGTAAAAGTTATGGAAGTAAAATCTTCAGAGCAAAGAGAAGGGTATACGGGTATTCCTTATACAGAGTTTAAGGTAGCAAACAAATCTGGTATTGCATACCTAAAGATGAGTGGTGCAGATGAAAGCACTTCAGACGCTGCAAAAGATATTCGTATGAAAATATTCAAACGTTTCTTGATGTCAGCAGGTGCTACAACATTTAGTAATCCACCTATCGCATGTAAAGAAGCTGTAGGTAGTGTTATTGAAGTTATACTTGGTAGACGTGAGTATTGGACTAACGACAAAGATACAGGAGAGCCTGTAATTAAATCTGTAATGGATTACAAAATGTCTGGACCAGAAGGTAGCAACCTTACGTTTGACCAAAACAGACATAACAAGCCATTAAACCCGTCAGACTCTGCAGCATATAAAGCTGCTCATGAAGCGTTCTTAAACGCTAGTACAGGTGGTGTTGCTGACGATAGTATGCCATTCTAAATGTAATTGCAGGGGTGTAAAAACCCTTGCTTTACTATGAAGCTTATACACATAGCTAAAGTTGTTAAGGGAAAGATGCACTTTGGAAACAGAGAGCGTCTTGACCAAGACATTGCTAGATACGAAGATAAGACTGTACAAGTTACTGTATCGGAGTACAAACCTAAAAGAAGCAATCAATTGAATCAATATTATTGGGGAGTTGTAGTAAAGATTATATCCGACTATACAGGATATACTAAAGAAGAAACTCACGAGCTATTGAAACAAACATTTCTTAAGAAGAAGATAGAGGTTGACAATGAGTGGTACGATACAACAGAAAGCACTACCAAGTTATCTAACAAAGACATGTTAGATTTTATCGAGAAAGTAAAGCAATGGGCAGCTCAAACATTTCACTTATATATACCAGACCCGCATGAGAAAGGATGAAATATACATACCCTTTAACGTACCGTCAAGCAAAAACAGTAAACAGTGGACAGGTAAATACCTGATAAACAGCAAGACGACAAGAGAGTATATAAAAAACACAAAGAAGTTTTACCAGGAAAAAAAAGATAAGTTCCTGAAACTTACAGAAGGTTTAGAAAAACCATACACAGTATCATTCTACTTTATACGAGACAGTAAAAGAAAGTTTGATTACATCAACCCAGCCCAAACAGTTCAAGACCTTATGGTTAAGAACGAATGGATAGAGGATGATGACATACATAACCTCATACCACACTTTACAGGGTATGTTGTAGATAAAGAAAGAGCAGGAGTAATCATTAAAGTTTTAAAAAATGAAAAAAGAAACACATAAGTCAAGACTATTAAAGTACTTACAAGAGTACAAGAGTATAACCTCATTAGAAGCTATTAGAGACCTTGGTAATACAAGGCTATCCGCATCTATATTTTTACTAAAAGCAGACGGAGTAAAGATAGATAAAGAAAATGCACGAGTGGCTACCAGGTGGACTAACAAAGATGGTAGCAAAAAGATGACTAACGTAGCAAAGTATGTGTTATGTTAGAAAACAATAACATTATTACAGACGATAATTACTTTGATGATAAAGAGTATATATCAGCTAGTATGGTAAAGCAGGCTCTACAAGGGAGCAAGAAGCAGTTTGATTTTGCTATGTCACAAAACATAGAGAGTGAAGCGTTCTTAGTAGGGTCTGCGTTCCATGCTATGATGCTTGAACCTGAAGAGTACAAGAAGTTATATGCATTTGAGCCAGCTATGGATAAAAGAACCAAAGCAGGTAAAGAGTATATAGCAGAATGGAAAGAACAGAATCAAGACGTACCTAACCACCTACCAGGTAAGAGTGAGAACATGTTGCTAGGTATGCAGGAAAGCTTAAGCAGACATCCTATATACAGTAAGTTAGTACATGAGGGTGGTGAAAGAGAAGTTATAAAGTTATTTGAGCTTGAAGGTGTAAAATGTAAAGCTAAAGTAGACTACTATGACCCTAAAGAAAATTACATAGTTGATATAAAGACATGTAAAAGTATAGACATAGAAGCTATAGCAGAAAGCATAAAGAACTTTAAGTATGGGATACAAGCAGCGTTCTATCTTGACGGACTTAAAGCTCATAAGTTTTACTTTGCTTTTATAGAAAAGAAAGCTCCATACGACGTAGTGGTTGTAGACTTTGTTACAGGAATGGACGACAGTAGAATAGCATACCAGAATGGTATAGCTAATATACAATCGTTTAGAAAGATGGACCAAGATGGTGTGCAAGACATGTACACTGCATTTAACAACATAATCAAATTTTAATTGGAAACAGTATTTGTATACGGAACTCTGAAAAGAGCACATGGAAACCATAGACTACTAGCAGGTAGTAAATACATAGGTACAGGACTTACTAAAGATAGGTATATAATGTACGAAGATGGTATTCCATACGTGTCTGAATCGTTTTCTTTAACTAATATATCAGGAGAGCTCTACGACGTTAGTAGGGCTACTCTTGATGATTTAGACATGCTAGAAGGTCATCCTATCTGGTATAAAAGAAAGAAAACTATTATCAAGACAATAGATAAAAACAACAACATAAAACTAATCAATGCATGGTTGTATTTTAATGAAATGATACCAGCTCGTGCTAAAATAAATAACATAGGAATATATGGCTACCAAGAAAAATCAAAGTTTATCTCCTTACTACACGAACAAGAAGACCAGGAGTAAAATAGACAAATTATTACACAAGAACGCTATACTGCAAAGTAACTTAGGTATAGATAGTACAAAAAAAGATAAAGAAAAAGCGCATGGAGAAACAAAAGAAATCTACAATAAAATTAAAACCTTGGACACCGAATTTGCAGAAAATTCATTCCCTGAATATAAGTGAGCTTAACAAAACTATTTTAAGTAATGTGTTTTCAAGAGCATACTTACACATGTCTATAGATTCTGATATGATAGACAGTAGAAAAAGAGCTATGGTCAACACAAACATAGTTATTGCTTCAGTTGTACATGATTACTTTAAATTTACTTTAAGTCAAATAGGTAAGATGTTTGGTAAACACCACGCAACAATAATTCACTACGTTAAAGTGTATGAAGAAACTTTATGCATGGAAAAAGATAGTGTTGAATTATATAACAAGCTAGCTGAGTATTGTAGGTTTGAGCTGTACGGAGAGAAAGGAGAAGACTACAGTATTAGTGGGCAGAATTATGCAGAGCTTACTGAAACATGCAGAGTATTAATCTCTCGTAATAAACAGCTTAACCAAAAGATAGAAAACATTAAGGAGGTATTGAATGTATAAAATGCCTATATGTTTCAACAAGGTTACTTACGAAGTAAGGTATTACGGTAAACGCAAAGGAGAGAAAGTTCTAATAAATAAACCATACAAAAAAACCACAAGAGAAGTTTGTATAGGAAACACATTAGAGCTGCTAAACGATTCTAGGTATAATGCAAACTTGATGACAAGATTAAAGTCTGATAATCAAAAATCACAAGGATGTGAAATAAAAATTATATCTTTGGAACAGATAGCCCAATGCGGTTACACTCAACCTAGATTTAAACATGAAGAGTAAACTAACAGAACAAGAGCAGCAAATAGTGAACGCTGTATCAGACATGCACGCTAATAGCGGTACAGGACTGAATAAGACTCAAAGAATACTTAGAAAGAAGTTTAACATCATTGTATCTCAACGTGATATACAAAGAAGGTTAGATGGCTTAAACTCAAAGAGAGAGCAAGCTAGTAATGTAGGGTGATGAAACTGGCAGACATGCCCTCCTGTCTCGAGGGTGTAGATAAAGGAATAAACTTTAGGATAGCGGGTTGACCACCATTGTGCACAACTTGTCCTATAGCTAACCTCTACGTGGAAGTTCGACTCTTCCCCCTACAGCAAATCATTATACATGAAAGGTATTATACAAGAAGCTATACAAAAAGCTAAACTTAAAAAGCATGGGCTACGGATAGTCCAAAGATATTTATCAATCAAGTACAAGCTTAACATAAGCTTACGTGCTTTAAAAAAAAGAACAAAGTAATGTTAACAGAAAAAACAGCAGAACAACTAAAGAACGAAGAAGTCGCTAGAGAAACATGGGACTCATGGATAGTAGACTTAGAAGACAAAGACCAACCAGACGCTTGCAGTATAGATGATGAAGACTGCGAAGCATGCGGAAGTTAAAAGTAAAGTGAGCACCATACTTGAGTTGGGCAAAACAAGTCCTGCCCTAGGAAGCAGGCAAAATTTCTAACGGGATTTAGAAATCAACACGTGAGAATCAGGGGGAGGCTGTGGGAGTTTCCCTCTGTTATCACTACTAAAGAAAAAGCAATGGAAAAACATATTTCACAAAAACTACTAGAACAATATGCAGAGTGGTTTCATGCAGAAAAGCAAGACAAACAGTTTGGAGACAGACAAGAAGAACCAACCATTCAAGAGTTTATAACGCACTACGCGATAACAGAAGATGTAAATGATTTTATAAGAGCTACAGAAGCTCTAAACAACATAGGGCAATACATTCAGTTAGATGGTGAATCATAAGAAAGTATATATAACCTTCTTTAATTTAGACACATCTGACCACATTCTGTGTACCAGTTGTGGGCAGCCTGCTGTAGACATTCATCATATACATGCGAGGGGAATGGGTGGTTCGAGTAAAGACTACATAGAAAACCTTGCAGCACTGTGTAGGAGTTGTCACGATAAGGCTGAGTCAAGCGCATACTTTAATAAACAAGTTAAGGTTAAACACTTACAGAAAGTTCTGTATAAGTTAGAATCAGAGATTTAAATCTTCTTCATCACTTACGTTCTGCACTACTGCAATATATATAAAAGGTACATACATGTGTAGCTCGTAAGCTTGATGAACTTCATTAGCTTCAAAAGTACGAAAGCCTAGTAATACACCCCAGTAAACACCAAGTTCCAAGGTAGTTCTTCCGTATATTATTTGTATTAATTCCTGCATTAGTATGTAGTTAGTAAATTTAGTACATCATCAATAGCCTTATGTCTATGGTTATCTTCAAGGATAATCTTATAAACGTAAGAGCTATCTTTTATTTTAGATACATCATGTATTGCAGAGTAGTTAACGTCTTTTAGGTCAACTTGCTGATTGTCTCCGCAGAATATCATTATAGAGTTCTTTCCTAATCTACCCAAAGCCATTCTGAACTGTGACTTAGTAAGGTTTTGAAACTCATCTATAATAACTACAGAGTTTTCAAAAGTTCTACCCCTAAAGTGAGACAAAGAAACAAGCTCTACCTCACCAAGTTCCACCATTTTATCTATCTTACTTTCTTTGTTGTATACCTTTCTCATGTTAGACATGATGGGTACTAACCAAGGTTCTAGCTTTTCCTTTTCTGTTCCTGGCAAAAAACCGTTGTCTTCTGTTGCAATAGTCGGCCTAGTAATAACTATCTTGTTATACTGACGTTTAAAGAATTGGTCAAGTGCAATCTGTACTGCTAGTAGCGTCTTACCACTACCTGCCTTACCTACTACAAAACTATATGCGTGATTTAGTATCTCGCTCTTAGCTGACTTCTGCTCATCAGATAGTGTTATGTTAAATTTAACACTACTCTTCGGAGGCTTCTTTTGTTTGTTTTCCATTCTTTACAGGAACGTTATAATAATATTCACACTGCATACCGTTGGTCTTATGCCATACAAATGCGTGCGCTCGTTTAATCGTGGACATATATCCACTATCATCATGCCATTGGTCAGTTGGCGACATGCTTCCGAGATGCCTCACAGCAATTCCGTTAAGTTCTTCAACTTGACCCATTATACTTGTTTTAAGGCTATGTAGATGCCCTCTGTGGACTTCAATGTGCCTTACACTACTCCAAACCTCTCTAAACCTTTGAGAGATGACAGACGCAAGATTCTTGTAGTTCTTCACTCTGTTACCATGGTCAAAGATAAGTAAACATTCACCGTACTTATAACCTTTCATTAAGGGCCTACTATTGTCTACAGTAATATGCTCAGTAGTTTCATACAATGCTTCTAATGCGTCTCCCATGTGCATCATAGACTCTTCGTCATGATTACCTGGAATAACAACAACCCGCACAGGAGCAGCAGCAGCTAAAGCGTTTATACACTCTACTAGAAGTTTACGACCAAAGCGATAAGCTTCGTATGTAGAAACTGTATTAGATTGTGGTGTTCCAGCTGTAGTGGATGTAAAAGGATTAGTTCTGTCTGCGTTCAGGAAGTCATTACCAACTACAAAGACTATTTCTTCGATTCTAAATCCTCTTGCTCTTTCAAAAAGGGAACGAAGAGCAGAATGAAGCCTTTCCCTAGCCAGAGCCAAAGAGTAACCATCAGTATCAATACCCAACTTACCAAGATGCAAGTCGTATGCCCCAATTTCGAGCAAATAGCCTTCCTCACCCGCCTGTTTAGGCTTAAAATCTGGCTTAATAGAGTATGTACTGAATGCTTCAAATAAATCTTGTTTTAAATCTTCTTTTAATTTACTTAAATTATTCCAGATGTTTATCTTCTTAAACTTAGCCTTAGTTCTATACATAGTAACTGTTACAGGCTTTCTGTCATTATCAAATCCAGTTACCTCGTATGTACCAATATCGAACCAGTCTACCTCCCAAGTTTCAAGGTCTACTTTACAATTATTTATTAAGTCGTCTAGAGATTTTACTCTGTTACTGTCTTCAACAGATATAGTCAATGAGTTTTTTTTCTCATTAGTAACTACTTTCTCATTCGGTATCTCCGATGATGAGTACGACGCTACTTTTACTTCTTCGTCAAATGCTGCTCTTAACATTCTTGCTTTACTACGTACAGCTTCATAAGTGGTATTAAATAAAGCTGCTGTCTCTGCGTAATCTTTACGCAACTTCTCAGGATTTTTTAATAGATAATCCTTTAGTTTTTCATTTTTTTCCACGATTTCTTGCTCTGTTTTTAGTTTGACTTTCTTTGACAAACCCACCATTCTTTTTGTGGGACATATCTTTATTGTCTTTATTACCGTAAGTGCCTGCTTTACGGTTTTTAGCGTTTAATTCCGCTCTATATTTCTTACGTTCAGGTGTAGAATGATATTTCTTGTCATAGTCTTGCTTTTTTTTACGTGCTTTAGGGTTTGCAGCGTAGTATTTTGCACTTCTGCTTTTTCCTTTCCCCTTACCAGCTAAAGTATTTCTAGACATTACATAATATTTTTAGGTTTAACTCCTATATCTTCTAACCAAGTTCTAACCCTTAATCCAGAGTCTGTATCAAAAAAAAGTGACGAACAACCTACTTTTAAATTTTGATTATAAAGCAAGTGGTACATCACTATATGTTCTAAACTATCATATTGCTTCCATGTAGCTGTGTCAGTAACATTACCATCCTCAAGTCCTCCTATATAAGCTACGTGCTTATAATTGTCATCGCTAGTTGGGTGCTCTGGTTCTTCTACTTTAAATTGTGAAAGCTGTCCATTAAAATGAACTATATCGCAAGATACTAATAAATTATATTCTTTTTTATCAACTACTTTACCTTTTTCAGTAGAAGTAGAATGTATTATTAAATAATCAATCATTTTTGTTTAATCTGTATAAGCTTTTCAAGGTATACAGCTAAATCCATCGCTTCTTCTTGAGCATGTTTAAGCCACTCTATCTCGCTTAAATCTGTTCGCTCCATCGTAGTTCCGTACTTTTTTCTGCCCATTTCAGAACGCTTTATAATCTTAAAGCATACATCTTCCTCTATTCCGCTCATTGTTACTTTTTAGAAGACCCCCCAAAAAAGAAGTCTATAATTGTGTTTACTTTACTACTCATTGCTCCAAATACCGTACTTATAAAACCAATTTCATAATCAGATAATTCTATTGTGTTCAGTACAAAGTACTTAAACATGGTGTAAGATAGAAAAAAATATGCAACAGTAAAGATAATTGCTAATATTTTCTGTATAGTAGCATCATCTTTATATATCTCTCTCGCACTTTCTCGGTCTTTAACTTCGAGGGCAAACATATCTTTTTCATGCTCTTTAACAACTTTTTCAAACTGTTGTTTAAGTTGGATTCTTTCTTCATCGGTAGTTACTACTTCATCTATAATGTTAGTAGCTTGTCCTACTAGACTTTGTATAATACTCTTTATCATAACTTAACATTTCCATCTACGCCTTGCTTGACGAATTCTTGAATTAGGGTCATTCTTTGTTTTTGCACTACTTCTTTTTAACTGACCCAATGAACGTGCACAATAAGACTTACGTCTGCCTGCTGCTTTACTACCAGCTTTAACCTTGCCTGTTACAGCCGTTTTAAGCTTACTTCCAGGGTTTTTCTTACGGTACGCTGCAACTCCTTTTTTAGTCATCCCAGCACCCTTTTTTGTAGGTCTGTAATTTGCACTCTTGCCTTTGGTAGTTTTCCTAATTGGATTTTCCTTTTTTCTTGGCATTTGTCTTTCGTTTACGAAGCGCACTAGTACGCTTTCCCATTCCTACTCGTTTTTTTTCCGCCACAACTGCAGACTTTCTTTTTCCCACACCCTTCCAGGTCACAGGTGTTTTCTTGTTTACTTTTTTTGTTGGTCTGCATTTTTTGACACCTTTATTTTTAGACGAACCACATGGGTTGCCTTTTTCATCTTTCCATTTTTCTTTAAACCAGCGCTTTAAATTAGCTCCAGCGTTTGTTTTTCGCACAGCCATCAGTCTGATTGTCTAACAAACCTATCCATATTGCAACAACAAGAAGAAACCATGCCACCTTTGCTGTACTTCTTTTTTTTAGAACCTCCAGATTTTTTTTTGCGGCACTTAGCAATAGCTCCCGATGCGTATGCACTAGGAAATACTTTGTAACTAGCTTTTACTTTTCTATAACAAGCGTCTTTCATATTTCAGCATATTTATATTTAGTGTCTCCGTCTTCATCTTTATATGCTTCCAAAACTTGCTTTCTATTTTTTTCTTCGTTAAACGATATATGAATCCATGAATAGTCAAACTCGTTTATCATTTGGTCAAAATCTATATCACTAGATAAAATCCAATCGTATATTTTTTTATTATTCATTTCTCCTTTTTCCCAGAACTGCACGTCAATCGCCTGCCCTCGGCAGTGTTGTGACTTAACGCTTCCCCCAATCGCTCGATTAAGATTTGGACTCCTATAACCAGAGCTAACACGAATAGGACCAATAGAGCTACGAAGAGGCTGAACCACCCCTGAAATAAGCTGCTGTATATTTTGTAAATGTTTTTTATTCGGCTCATTTTTTATTCCTAATCTTTTTGCTGTGTTGCTATGTGTAATTTCAGCAAGTGTAAAGTTTTTGCTTAATTTCATTATTCAGTTTTTGCTTGAGTTATTTCTAATTCTTTTACTACAGTTCTAAGGTAGTCTACTTCTTTTTGAAGATACAAAATTCTAAGGTCTTGTTTAGCGTCATCAGGTAATGCACCCATCTCGCCACGAGGCCATTTAGTTCTAAACTCGTCATTAAGAACTACGTGTTCTTGCATACGATATACATCTAACTGCAGTTGAGCTATTGATGCTGTAAGAGTGAACCATATACCAGCTAAAGACACTATACCAACAACAATGCCGACAAGTGACTTTATATCTAAATTAATTTTAGAAGTTTCTGTAATGTTTAGTTTATCTTCTTCCACAGTATACATAGCTTAATACTACCGTCGATAGTACTAGAGATGAGCAAATTGTAATCATTGTTTTGGTTATAAATCGTTAATAGCTGATTGTACTTGTTCTTTTGTAGCAGTTACCTTTAACATAATGTTAGGAGTAAACCTATATTGTTCTTCTCCATTTTTAAATACTATAATTGTAGGAGCTGCAGCAACTTTATATTTTTGTAATAAACTTTTATCTCTTCTTATCGTATGACGGTAAGTTCTGCAGTTAGTTAGTTCGTGCATAAAAAGTATTTCATTACCTCTATTCCATCCTGCCCAAAACTCTACTACTGCTACACCTCTCCTTATCTCCCAATCAAAATTATCAGCACTTATTTGGTTTTGTCCAAACGCGCTAACAGGAAGTAAGAAAAGCATATATAGTAAAAACTTACTCATAGAGCTTTTGTTTAATCAGCTTTATATCATCTTTGATTTCAGTAACATCTTCTTGAGTAGACATAATAGTTTGCCTAATGAGTCTGTCTTTCATATCAAACTCCATTCTTGTAATTACGGGGTCTGTAGGTTTAGGTAGTTCTTTTGCTTCTGCAATATCTGCTTGCAAAGAAAACCACATACCAACTAAGGTAAATATAAAAACAGCGATTGCTGCTAAAGACTTAATACTTACATTAAAGTTTGTATTCTCATTTAAACTCTGAGCCATTTTATTGTATTTATTATATAATAACTAGCTAGCCCTCACTGCTTAACAAATATAATAAATTAATCTTTGTTGATTTTAAACTTTCCATGCATCCAAGTTTTAACGTCATCTCCTACTGTCAGTACTAGTTTATGCTGATATGTACCTGGAAGTATACTTAAATTTGTAGGGGTATATTTGATAGTAATCTTACCCGTAGTGTCGAATGAACCTCCCCCAGTAGCAGTTATACCACCCGAACCGCTTTTAGTTAAATAGGTTTCATGGTCGTCAAAAACAGTATGTACGATAGTATAACCCGTCAAGTTGAAAGCAGCTCCCGTAGAATCTGTTATAACAAGATTAATAGTTGCAGAGTTATTTTCTCTTGTAACTATATCTATTTTCTGTGCAATGTCTGTGTTTATTGTTGCCATATTATAAAGAGTTTGTCCAATCTAAATTTAAAACCATTGTTGCTATACTATCTCCTGATACTGAAGAGGGGTCAAAACTAACCATAATTACTTGTCCTGCAGTAAAAGTATTTAAGTTTGAAGAGTATTGACCATCAAAGCTAAGAAACTTGTAAGGTGTATCATCCTGACTCATGTTTATCGTATCACTTTTACCGCTACCAGGATTGAAAGTAGGCACTTCTGTATTAGTAGACGCAAAGTGTAAAGCTACGTTAGAGTATCCACAAAAATTTTCAGACCTAATTATTACAGATTCTACACTACCATTACAAGGAGCAATCCACCCTCCGTATTCTAAGTACCCATTAGTTGATGTTGAGTCAAAAGTACCACCATAACCGAATGGTAAATATTGCCTAGAAGCTGTAGAGCCTACCCATCCACAGTTTAGTATCATTTTTGAAGAGGCTTTATGATTAAGCTCTGTATTAGAAAACCTTCTAAGCTCGTCAACATCTTCTTGTATTAAACCTAGCTGGTATATAATACTTGCAAACGCAGGTTCTTCGTCAGGGTTTGTAGCAATTTTATCAAGATAACCATTATCAAACTCGTCTTTAAGTTTTACTTTATCACTTCCAGACTTACTGTGTACTGTGTTAGATTTTTTATTTGCTAATGCCATATTGTTATGTTGTTAAATCAAATATACATTCTATAGTTACGTTGTAACCTGCGTCAGTATCATTAGTAGGGTCAATTCTTACAGCCATAGCCTCTCCTTGAGAAAAAGAGTTAGTTACGCTAGTCATGTCAAACTCAACAGACGTATTAGCACCGCAAGCTGCAGTTACTGCACCCATAGCAGTACCAACTGTAGCACCGTTAGCTCCTTTATACAACTTCATTTCTGTATCACCAGCATCAGCTTCACTTCTAACCCATATCTTGCTTACTGTGCCGTCATAAGGCCAAACAAAAGTTGTATACTCAGGTGTATTAGTTGAGGTGTTTTGTTCATTTAAACTACCATTTAAAGGAATGTATCTAGAAAACTCAAAGCTTAATAAAAAACCTGAATGTATAAAGTGATAATGTTTAGCGTATGTTTGTATTTCTTTACCTTCTATAGATGCTGTACCTGCTGCAGTTCTAGCTATAGTTGTGTCAGATGCGTGTCCAAGTTCTATATTAGTTGTAACGTTTAAGTTACCAGCTACAGTAGTTAAAGAGCTAGAGCCATTAGCTATGGTAACATCTATCTCGTCTTCGGCATTACCGTCTTCAATCTTCAAACCTGATACCATCTCACCGTCATGAGATGCTACTTGAAGAAGAATTTGACCTCCCTGAAAAGGGACGCTTGATTCTTCTATCTTACCTACAATTTGGGCGTATGTTTGTTTGCTACCATATTGATGTAGACCACTCCAAACTATATCACCCAGCTCTTTATTGTCAGTAGAAACCCCTTGTCTGTAAAACTCTAATTGTGGAGCTGCTGCTGTAACCGTATTGGATTGTTGGTTTATTGTAATTTTAGGTTTATCATCTTGAGTGCTGATTATCGTGAGTTCAGCATTTTCATCAAACGTAGCTAAACTAGTGTAAGACTGCGCTCCAGATTGATAATGCTCCCAATGAAATTTATTAGCTGTATTTCCATCGGTGTCAATTCTAAAGTACATATCTTTATCAGTACTTATTTGTAAGTCAGTATCTGCAAATGCTTGTAGTTTATTTGAATATATACCAGCAGTTCCGTTAACATCTAACCTTCCTGATATACTAGTTACAGAAGAAATACCATTACCTATAGTAACATCTACTTCGTCTTCTACGCTACCATCTTCAATTATTAAACCATCTACAAGCTCTGCGTCATGAGAAGCAATTTTAAATCTTATTTTACCACCTTCTGTTCCTGCACCTGATTCTTCAGTACTTCCTATTATTTGGGCGTAAATAGTTTCACTACCACCACTATCCCTAGCTCTAAAATCAAGTCTACCTATATCTGCATTATCAACAATTAATGAGTTTCTAAAAAAATCAAAAATAGGAGGGCCGTATGTAGTATTTTGTGAACTCTGCTGCAAGGAGATAGCAGGTTGAGCTAATTGACTTCCGTACATAGTCATGACACCAGCTTCACTTATAACAATTATATCGTCATCTCCACCCGAACCAGCTTTCTTTATCTTTAACTCTCCGCTAGCATTGTTATTGCCATCTACGATAAGATTTATATCGTTTTGACTTCTTATTTCTATGTCACCATCAGTTCCATAACTCCATAAACGATTAGAGTATATAGTGCTAGAAGTTTCTAAAGAACCCGTTAAAGTTGTGACACCTGTTCCAAATGTTAAAACTGAAGCTGAACTAGTACCGTTAATTTGATTCCCTTTGACGGTTAAATCTCCTTCAATGACTAAATCTCCATCCTGGTTTAAGTTAGCTATTTCTGTAAAAGAACCATAAGCACCACCATCTCTAAAAGAAAATGATTGAGCAGTTTCATCATCATCAGAGTCTAACTTAAAGGTCATACTACCATCAGTAGTAAGGGTAGCATCTCCATCTTGCGCACCAAATTTAAAAGTACCACCTGGCTGAACTAAAAAGTAAGCGGTGTCAGTATCAGCTCCTGGAGTAGAGGCTGCAGCTATACTTGTAGGACCGTATTCAGAAGCAATCCTAAGATGATTGTCATAACCTAAATTGCTATCTGCTAACTGTATAAAAGCCCTTCTAGTTGTAGTTTGACTTAGACTTATAAAGGGGCTTGCACTAGCACTAGTAGTTTTTATATTTAGAGTACCCTCTATATCTTTGTTACCAGTTGTAAGAGCATCTGCAGTTGAAGCATTTCCTGTAACATTACCTGTAACACTAGCGTTTAATGTATTAGCTACTGCTGTATTACCTGAGCTGTCAAAAGTTATACAAACTGTACCGTCATCATCTTTTATTTCATTTCCACTAATCGTTAAGTCTCCATCTATTTGCAAATTACCTGATTCATCAAGATTTGCAATTTCAGTAGACCCACCTGAAGTTCCCCCATTGTGAAATGTAAAAGACTGACCAGTTTCATTATCAGGCATATCTATAATAAACTTCATCTCACCTTTACTCTGTATCGTAAAGTCGTCTCCTTCACTAGCTATATTTCTTAAAAAAGTAGTAGTCTGGTTTTGTAAGGCATAATTTACTTGGTCTAAAAAATTAACAGCTTGAGAGGCGTTAAAAGAATTACCCATAAAAAAAGTACCGCTATTCAGATTAGGAATATCATTAGTTCTACCAATAGCAGAAACTAAAAGCCCTTGACATGTACTTCCGTTAGTCTTTAAAACAATACCTACATTTTGTATTTTACTAGAAGACCCTAAAGGTTTGTATTGAGATAAGCTACCATCATTCCGTATATACAAATTATCACCTACAGCTAAAGAAGTAAATCCAGAAATGTTTGTGTTGTATATACCAGATACTACAGCAAAGTTGTCTTTAGTAGAAGTAGTATTCATTTCTGCATGAGCTATACCTATACAAGGCATTTTTGCAGAATCATCAGCATCACAAACACCAACAAGTATTCTGTTACTACCACCTATCTCACCTTTACTGTATAATGGTTGACCTGCAGATATTGTAGAGCCTTCATCATTTCGTACTTGTATATGTATCTTCTCTCCATGCCCCCATACAGCATCGCCATCATTCATTACCAACACCTCAGTTTCTCCTGGAGTGTCACTAGATAAGTTAAGATGGTTTATAGTAGCAGTAGATTGTATATCGTTATCCCACCTATAATGCTCTTCAGCTACAAAGTTAGTTGCTGCGTCATGGTCAACGACAAAATCCATATTACCGTTGGCATCATCGTATGTAATAGCAATACCAGTTTTAGTTCCACCTGTTGCCACAAGAGGACCTGCAATATCTTGTATTTCCTCTACTGTTTGGTCGGCTGTAGCGTTAACCTCTACTCCATCAAGCTTAGACTCTATTGCATCAAGGTCAACAGCCTGCGTTACAGTTAAGTGCCCGACCTTAGTAGAATCCGCAGATGGGTAGCTTACTTTAGCTGTATTAGCAGCTACATCAGTCGCTATATCTATTCCGTCTACTGTTCCACTTATTGTAAAATTACCAGATTGGTCTACGCCTCCTACTATAGAGCCGCTTGTGTTTACAAACTTTAAGTCTGTATGAAACTTAAGGTGCATTTCGTCTGAGTCAGGCCCTTCAAACTTTCCAGGGCTTGCACCTCTTGCTTTATAATTAACAGCAGAAACGTCACCAGTTATTTGAGGATTGTCTACTATTACTGTACCATCTACAGAGTTTAAAGAAAAGTCAGTAGTGACTAAGGTGTAGTTTTGAATTAAAGAAGAGTCTATTGTACCAGGGGCTATACTAGCTCTAGTAATAATACCAGACTCAATAAGTTCTTCGTTTATCGCGTTAGGAGCTATATGGGCAGATGTAACTGCGTCATCCGCTATCTTAGCAGACGTAACAGCGTCATTTCCTATCTTGGTTGTGTCTATACCTAGGTCGGGAATAGCTGCACCATAAACAGAATTAGGCCCAAGCTTGTCAGCAGTAACACTATCATCAGCAAGCTTTGCAGTAGACACAGCACCATTCTGTATGTTAGAAGTGGTTATTACATCGTTGCCTGCTATTGTTCCTTGTATACCTTGTGCACCTGTAGGACCAGCCTCTCCGCTAGCTACAAACTTAATTACAGGACTAACAGAGCCAGTCCCAGATACAGAACCAGCTTCGTTTACTGTAATATTTACAGTAGGTGTGGACTTAGCTTGTAGACTTAAGTTAACTACTGAACTAGCCATTATATATCAACTACTTTAAACTTACCTACCATTACAGTATTAGTTACTGCGTCTAATGCATGACTTACAACAAGCTTGTACTTGTATGAGCCGCTTCTTATAGTCATGCTACTAGCGGCTACGTTTATAGTTAAGACCCCTGTTGCCGCCCCTACTGTAATAGTGTCATTAACTTCAGGAGAAGAACCAGTGTTAGATATAAAAGCTAATACTTTTACGTCGCTACTATCGTATATCTCAAACTTAGCTACATAAGCATTAGCATCAGTACCCTGTAATAGGTATATAGAGCCGTCTGCTTGCGTTAAAGTAGTTTGTAGATAGAATGAATCATTACGTCTTGCAGTAACGTCTACAATAGAGGCTACGTCTGCGGATACTTTTGTTGCCATTTTTTATATATTATTTAGTAAAGATAGTAAATTATTAAATCCCTAAAATTGAATCTACGTTAGTAGTTTCTTTAGAAAATAAATACATATTATAACTTACTCCAGGTTCAAGAACTTCAAAGTCCCCTCCAAATTCACCGTAGTAATCTTGATTAAATGCGTTGTCTTTTTTTATTATGTAAAACAATCTAGTGTTCAGCCAAGGAGAATATGGGTTATCAGTAAAGTCTTTAGTCAAATAATCTTGAAATAAAACTTTTATACTAAGCGGAGTTATGCTTGGCACACCTATACTATATAGAGTTGGTGTGTTATTAGATAATACTGAAGCTGTATCAGGGAGAAGTACATCCCACTTAAAGTCATCAAATTTAACGATAGGACTATATTGAAATCCTTCTAATTTCATGTGAACAGCTTTTTTTAATTTAAAGTCATAACCAAGTCCGTGGTCTAGGTGCTTAATAACTTCATAGTCGTAATCTAAATACGTAGAATAATTTAAAGTTTGCCCTAGTCTAACTAAAGCAATAAACTCTCCCACCCTATCAAGTAAAGGTTCAGTATCATGCAAGTTTTCATAGAAATTGTTCTCCATAAAATGCTTTAAACTATATACGTTTTTATAGTCTAGGAGCTCTCCTTTAGTGCTTCCTGTGCTAGATACAATTTTAGTAATATCAAAAGGCACGCTAAAACTAGTCCATCCAGGGTAATAAGATTTAGAAAAAAAAGTTTGCGAAGAAAAGAAAGGCTCTCTAAAGCTAATAGATGATGCTTTTACGTAAGAGCTTTTGTTAGTTAGGTTTATTTTTTTACTAACTACACTTGCCTTTTGCCTCAGCTTAGAACTTGTTTTAGAACTACTAAAACCTTTGCTAAAAGAAAAAGCATTAATGTATCTTTTTGATAAAAAATGTTTTTTAATGTTTAAGCTTTTTATTGCCAAATGCAATATTTTACTTACTATATTCATAGTACAAAGGATTAAAATCTTTATTGAACTGTTCAAGTATTCGTGGGGAGGCAGCAATTAAATTGATACTAGCTACTAAGTTGTCACTAAGCACGCCCATTATTAATGGATATTCTTTTTGATAATAAGTATTGTAATAAAAACTAAAAATTTGTTCGCTACTGTTAAAACCTGTTTTTTCTACAACTGTAGTGTCATTTATTGGTAAACGCAATTCAAAAGTACTTTTATCCTCCATGTCAAAACCTATTTGTGGTTTGGTTTCTCCAAACAAAACTCCTTGACTATCTTTAAATCGGAATGTAAACTCAGTTGTTTTTTTATTCGCAGATAAAAGATTATAGTATGTGTCTTTGTAATCGCTAGATAGTTTTTCGCCAATTAAATTATCATAATCATTTTGTAAAAAACTTACAAAAAACTCGTTTACTGATATGGCGCGCATAGCTTTAATAAGCTCATCGTTAGCGTTTTTATATATTAAACTGTAGACTTTAAGCTTGACCCGTGTAGCAGTTATATTTTCTATTAAAATATTATTTAAAAAATTATACAAAACATCTATAAAGGCTAAAGCACAAGATGCTTCTGTAACTAACGTATTGTCGTTTATAAAAAGAGCCTTGTTAGGCATTAGTAAATCAGAAAAATCTACATTTGGATTTAGTACATGCAATTTTTTGTTTTGCAACTGTATGTGTGATTCTCTAGCGATTTGTTTTTTTAACTTACTTACTCTCATGCCCCTGCTATAAATTTAACGTCATAATAACTTTTTGTAGTCTTCATTTTTATTTGATATGATTGACCAGGCGTAAAATGTCCAATACCATCATACCCAAATTCAGGTAAATAAGCAGAGCCTTTATAATCTTTTACTATAACTACATCATCTATAATAGATTCTAAAGCAAGAAATATATTTAGTTTCTCTGTTAATGGAAACCTTATAATACCCCAGCCACTTGGAATTTTTACGATTGAATCATACTCTAATGTACCTATATTATTAGTGCATAAAACATTATAATCAGGCGTAGCATGAAAAGTAATAGTAAACGCAGAACTACTTTTAATTTGATAACCTTCATGTTTTGACACAAAGTCTAAACCAAAATAATTAAATTCAGGCACTTCGACTTCTCCAGCATAATCTTTAACAATTATTACTGCATCATCTGAATAAGGGCCAGCCAACAAAGTATTCATAGGTATAGAGTTATAAGTTTCACCAAATTGGGTAGCTGAAATAAAGTCAGAAGCAGAGAAAGTCGTATCTTGGTTATTATAAGTAATTTTAGTTAGCGAAGAAATATTAAAAGGTAAAGAAAACATATACCAACCTACAGGAAAAGACATTTCAAAAACCTCTTCAGGAGCTTCAATATTACAAGTAGACGTACTAGCAAATATATTAGGCAAGTTAATATTTCCTCTAGAACAAAAATTTTCGCCAATTATAGGGTCAGCTTTAAATTCAGTTGCTATATTGAAGCCAGAAACGTCTGAAAGTATATGTTCTACTACTGAAAACTTTTTAGCTGCAAAGTATGCAAAATTTATATCTAATTCCTCTGTAGCTTTGTAATATTCAGATGTTTGTGGAGAAACTAATCTATCATATCTAGTTAATCCCGAGTTATAAGGAACTTTCCTATAAGCTAAAACGTTGTAAACATCTGCTTTGGACGCAGTAAAAACACCACCTGTAACAGGGTTTGCATAAAATGCTAAGTTTCTAACATGACTACTACCAGTCCAGTGTCTCAAGTTTGTATTTAAAGAAACTTTACCTGTGTCAAATAATACAGTTTTAAAGTTTGAATAAATATCTGCGGGCATTGGTAAGTAATCAGAAAATACATTACCCTCTACAGAATAAGATAGGTTTCCCACATTTGTTTCTAGGTCATTCCACGAAGAAAGTTGCTCAAAATTCGTAAATATATAAGCTTCATTATTTTCTACATGAAAACAATATCCGCCAAGCTCAGGATATTCAAGTCCTTTCTGTACAAAAGAATTAGTTTCTAAAAACTCATTAGTAACCATTGGTAGAGATAAGTACGAAAATCCCTGTATACTACCAAAATCGTTAAATAGAAAGCCAGAAGCAGTAAGTGACTCTAGTCTTGTAGGTACTTCCCAGTCTCCAAAACCCATAACAGAGTATGTGTCAGTAATATAATTTCTAGCTTGTTCAGTAGTTTTAACTGAAACGTTCGGAGCTATTACAATAGTATTTCCACGTATTTTAACACTAGGTATATCGCTGTTTATAGAAACAATAAGACCTAAATTTAAATAATTATCGTTTAAACTAAACTTCATACTACTGTATATTTACAATACCCCCAAAAGGAATACCGTTTATGACCATTACCTCTTCAGGAGTTTGCTTGTTATCTATTTCATTAATATTATAAACAAAGTCACCAGTTACATCGTGCGTAAGGCTTTCGTATACATTAGTGTTAACCGTGTGAAAGTTAATTACCAAACGTGCTCTGTAATAGTCTCTTACTCTTTTGTTTGGAGCAAATAATACTGCAAAATATATTACATCTTCAGCTTCTAAGTCAAAAGAATTTCTAAACCTGTAATTATAAGGGCTAGATAACAAGCCATAACTTTCATAGCCGTTGTTACCAGGCTCTATAAAATTTTTAATAGAGTACTTTATTTTATTAGCTGGCGTAATTTGCACTAACTCTAAAGAATCTTGATTAACAGTACTGTAAGAAACATATTTATCAGGTATTGAAAAAGCAAAATCAAAAACATTAGAATACCCTGGATTGATAACATTGTTTGAAACATTCATCATACGCACTTGGTCTATGCGTTGCGTTTGCGTACCAGTATTCTTTATGCCCATTATAACCCTAACGCCTTTTAATGTACCACTATGGCTTCCATAAAAATTGCCATCTATATATTCAGGAATTAAAGCCATTTTAACCTATAGATAAAGCAGGTAAATCTATAGATGTAGTGTGCTCGTCACCTTCAGTATCTACTAAGGTAAGTTCAGCTGTAGATGTTAATTCACAAGCAACTAAGTATTTAGAAACATATAACCTAGAGCGAGTATTATTAGTTTGACCTAAAGATAAAGGTGACGTAGTATACCCGTTTTCGTCAGCCTCAACCAATTGTCTGTTATCGTATTCATCAACGTAATAAGATATAGCTACTTGAGTGTAATAAACACCATTGTCGTAAGAACTGTTGTTAGTTGGAGTAACTTCAAAAGCTATGTCAATGTAGTTTTCTTTCTTGTTACTTTTAACTTGTGAGTTAGAATCAGTTCTACTGAAAAAACCTCCCTCTACTTGCGGCTCTACAAATAACCTTTTATTTGTTTTAGATGCATTATATACTGAGTCAGCTACGTATAAGTTATTATCGTGATAATGTGTTTTTGCATTCGTAGCTAAAGTTAAGTTATCAGGAAAATTAACGCTTTGAGCACCATGCCCAAGACCATAACCGTTATAACTCCAAGCAACAGGGGATGCATTATCGCCATTTTTATTGCTATGATAAACAGTCCAACTAGGAGTTGGGCTATTAGCAGCATCAGGTTTATATGTAGAGTTTACTTCATTATTAGAATTATCATATTTAGGCGGCAACAAAGCTTCAATAGTACTTTGATAAGCAACTGTACCCCCTTCTAAATTAGTAAAGTTTTTATCTTTTAATTCTACTGCTTGTATGTAAATTGGATAGTCCCCTGTGTTGTCAAAGTAAAATCTACCTACACTTCTCCATTTTGCGCTAGACTGATTGTAAGAGGCGGCTGGTAATTTAAAGTAATAATTTACTTCTTCATCGAATTTATTATCAGAAGCCGCACCACTAGTAGTAGTTCTATAAGTACTTTTTGGGAAATGTCCTATATATGGATTATTGTTATTATTTTGACCTTGTCGAACACCCGAATAGTTCCAACAAGTTGGGTTTGATATATAAGCTTTTCCAGCACCATACCATGAACCTTCAGTTGTAACAGCATTAGTTGCGCCGTCTAGAATAGTTTGATTAGAATTAGCTGCTGTAGTAGAGTTAGCAACTCTCCATGGGTTAGAGTCTGTTAGTATTACTTTTTCTGTATTAGTGCTATAATTCCTAGCAGAACTAGTTTGCGTGTCTGTAAACAGCCTTACATTTACAGTAGCGCTTACACCTTGACTATTAAGTACGTTTTCTCCAGAAGACGCTAATAGTCGTAAATGCGAAAACTTAGGGAAAAAACCAACATTATAATTTGCGCTATAGTCATTATTGGCAAACTTACTCCAAAAAGCAGTAGAACCACCTTCACTAGGAATAAATTGTGCTGTATAAAAACCAAAAGGGTTTTCATTCGTTACAACGTTGTACTTAGTATTGTTCGCTATAGGGAAGTTATACATGTGCTCGGCCATAAACCTATTTACGTCTGGTTTATAAATAAGCTTTAAAAAATTTCCTGAATTTGCTGTGTCACTAAATACATTATAAGTAGTGTTTGAATCTATAGCAGTAGAACCAGTTATGGTTTCATTGTGAGAGGTAAATTCATTCCCTGTACCTGATAGGAATTCTGTAGGATATGTATTTAAGTCTCCTTCAACGTTTGTATATGAAGAATACAAACCAGTTTGTGAACGTAGGCTAAATTCAGGTACTTTAAACTCATCCGTATTGAGTGTTGTAGTATTAAAGTAATTGTATCTAGCAGATAATATAATTGTAGTTTTATCTTCTCTAGTCATACTAGAAGAGCTGCCATTTTTAAAAAAACAAGGGCCATCACTACTTGTAGAGTTTACAAGTAAGTTAGAACATATTTTTTCTTTTTTATCACTACCACTTTTTGCAATAAAATGATAATCTGTTTGTAATGCATTCATTGTAAGAACGCTATAGAACCCAACTTTTACTCCAAAAACAAAAAATTGATTATTTGCAGTATCTGAAGGAGTAACGGTGTTTATAATTTTACCAATTTTAACGTATCTAGTAATGTAAGAAGAGTCTGCGGTTGTGTGTTTATTGTAATTGTATAGTTCAATACCTCTAGCTCCACTTTCTTTAAAGTGCGTTGGTTTTAAGTGTATCTCTGATTCAGAGTTTAAACTAAAATTTTTATATACGTCAGTATTTTTACCTATAAGGTTAAATGATACGCTAGGAGCGTTTTCAGATGATACCATACTTATTTCTACTAATTTAGAGCCATCAGATTTCCAACTAGCATCAAAGTCTAGATAATCTGCATCAGTATTTGCAGTACCTACATAGTTTACACCATCTACATTATTCAATGTACTTGATACAGTACAAACACTACGAAAACTAGGGCTACCAGCAAAATCATATTCAAAGTTTCCAGCATTTGCGCTATGGTCAGAAAAATACAAAGTTTTATCAGTGTCTGCGTATTTATAATTTACTGGATATAAGCCCAAATCAAATACTTCTCCGTCTCGTATAGATTCTCCATTAGAAGTAAAAACATCATCTAAAATGTTTACTCCAGTAGAAGTTCCTATTTTTGCGTAATAAGCAAGTGGGTTGGTAACATTCCCGCTAAAAGATAATACTATATCGTTATCATTATTTTTTATAGTTAATGTAGGCGTACCGTTCAGGGATTTTGCTTCTGTAGGTTGAAACTTTATAAGAAAAGAAGCGTAGCTATTATAAGGTATATTGTGGCCTACTATTCCCTTATTTGCGTCAGTGCTTGTAGTTTTGTATATAGGAATTAAATAAGAACTACCAGTGTCGTTTATTCCTTCGCCTGTAGGTGTAATGCTACCATTATGACCTATGAAAGCACTAGCCCCAGTACATGAACCTGTAGTACCATCAGTAGTGTTTGCTGCTGTATAACCTGTATTAGTTGCGCTAATAGTAGAAATTGTTTGCGCTAAATTATTAGACGTTAAACCTAATAATAAGTCATCAACTAACAAAGGGTCGATAGTAAAGTCTTCGTTAAATTCAGCATTCCCAGAAATTTCAGTTATAGCTAAACTACTATCTGTGCTAATGTGTGTATTTTTTATAACAAACAACATATACAATACTTGAGAATCATTAGCAGTATCAGTAAAAGTATAAGTATCAAATATACTATCGGTACTTCCTGAATACAAATCAAGTTTTGAGTTAGCTGAAGTATTGTTTGCTATTAAAGGGTAGTAAGTTGCCATAATTTTATATTACTTTAATGTATGTACTATCTGGTTGAAACCAAATTCTATTTTTATTTTGTGTGTTAGGTACGCAATAGCCTACAGACCTTACCCAACCATCAGATAAAATGCTGTCAGGGATTGTAGAAAATATATTATTACCGTTTAGATAAAGAGTTCTTCCAGGAGTCCATTGATTTACTAATGTATCTGGTAAGTCAAAATAACCTTGACTGATTAAAACTAAATTATTGTTTTCATAACTATGAACAATAAACAATGAATTATAAGCTCCGTTTACTATATTGCTAGTATCAGCGTATAAACAAAGAGATTTCCAATCATTAGCAGTAGCAGAGTTGTCTGCTAAAAACATTACTACTTTACCTGATACCACAGGGTTAGCTATAGTTCCAAAGTTTGGGTCTATAAAGTTTTGGTAAGAATGTTTAAACGTATTTTTTTGTTCGAATAAATAATTTTCAGGTAGCGTGCCAAGCGTTATATTTACAGAACCTGCTGCGTTTATAGCTTCTACAGGTTGATTAGCGTTTACAGTAAAATCATAATCTAAAAGACCAGTGTTTGCTGAGATTTCTTTAGTTTGAGGTTGTTCTAAAACGTATTCATTATTAAGAGGGGTTACATTAAAAGCGATACCTTCTGGATAACCACTAATAACCAACTCTTCTTTAGAGGGTTCTACTTGTATATTTATAACTTGACTCATTAAGATTGAGTAATGTCTGCGTTCAAGGTAAAGTTACCAAACAACCATGTAGTAAACTCTGCAGATGCATCGTCTGCTGCATTACCTGTAGTTTGTTTTCTTATTTGTAAGTCATACTTATATACACCCGATTGAAAGTCCATATACGCATGAGGAACAGTTATAGTTGCAGCTTGCGAAGAAGCCCCAACTTCAGATTGCGCTTGTAAATATATACCCATGTTTACATCATCTGCGGTACTACCTGACCAATGACCAGCCGTACTACTAGAAGGTGGCAAATTTGCAGGATGTGTAGCACTGTTTGAAGTTGGAGTTACATCTCTCCAGTAATGGCTATAGATATTTAAAACCTCATCGCCTGAACTATTTATAATAGTCATTTTAGCTTGATACACAGGGTATGTACCATTTCTTGTATTGTTCATATCAATATTACCTCCACTATCTTTTACCTGCAATGAAAGTTGGAACGAATCGTTTCTACGAGCCGTTATATTAAGTTCTTTAGCTATGTCAGCCTTTAAAGTATCCGCCATTATAATATGTTTTATACAAATATACTAAATTATCTAAGAGACCTTTTCTCTTTCTTTTTTTGTTGAAGTGGTATTCTAGCAGGGCTTGGTAATAATTGGGCCAAGTTAGATACATACTTTTTATCACCCTTCTTACCATACTTAGATTCTCGCTTATACTCTGTCCCTTTTACTGCGTGGAACACTGCTAGATTCAAATTTTTAAAAGTGTTTAAAGCAGGTACGTTAGCCATGTATGTAAGTTTAGGTGCGTTTACTATAAGTAACATATCACCCAACAACTTTTCCATAAACTTCATAGCTTCAGTATCTTTCTCATCGTCGTCCGTAAACATTGCTGACATACCAAGAAGCATTGCAACAAGCATAACACCGTGTGTACCTCTCCAATACCTCATGACAGCCTCTTGTTGGTGTTTAGGAAGCTTTTTAAGCTCTGCATTCCAAGTTTTAATATCAAACTGCTTACCTTCATCCTTAAGCTTTGTAAAGAAGTCTGCCGCAGCAGTGTATGCACCCATTCTAATTGTGCCTAAGTCATCTATTTCCTCTTGTCCAAACCTATCTTTTAAGAATGTAGGAAACCATCGCTTAAACTGCATTAACATATTTGATAAAGCGTATAGCTGAATCATACGAGAATCAGTTTCAGAGTAACCACGACCTTGTACATTAATTACGTCACGCTCTAACTTAGCTAGCTCTAGCTGAGAAATACCTGTAGCACCCTCTTTTAGTTCTAGGTTACCTTTACTATCTATGTAGTACGAGTTCCATTGTTCTTCTGTAAGTGCACCTAAGAAAGCAGCTTGCTGTATCCAGTTTTCAGCAGCAATCATTGGCGAGAATATTAAAGCACTTAAAGAACTACCACCTACACCTTCTGCAATTTCGTCAGCTCTATATGTAAGAATACCAAACTCTTCTATCATCTTACGAGCTTTTTTCATTTGCTCATGGTCATAGCCTTTAGAGTCGCTTACACCCCAGTATCTTTTTTCTCCTAATAAAGTGTTAGTACCACCCATTTGACGGTATGCGTTAAACTTACCAATAGCAACGTTACCTATCGCAGCAGGCACGTTTAAACCAAGAGCAACATACATAGTCCAGTTAACAAAGAAGTTGGTTACTTTAGACTCAGATTCAAAGTCACTAAACGTAAAGTTTCTCTCTTTGCTTATAAGGCCACGCTTAACTACTTTTTGTAGGTAGTTAATTGCGTTCTTATTCTTTGCTGCACCATACTGTACAGTAGGTTCAAATACTTTACCTCCACCTAGGTTAGCAATAGCAGCATCCACCTCCTGTTTTTTATCTTCAAAACCAGAAAAGGCTAATCTGTTTTGCTCAACTTCTTGTCTAGAAGCCCCTTCATCTAAAACAAAAACTCTGTCATCACCAGCCCAAGAAAGCTGCGTATAGGTGTTTGTTTCTTCATCTAGGAAAGCATTACCATGTTGGAACATAAACTTAGATACGTACTCACGTAAGGCTCTATGCATGTTATTAGTTCCTAAGTATGCAGAGGTCATAGAACGCTTGGCGTTAAACCTGTTTTGCGACTCTTCTGACTCTGCAGCCATCATATCGTTGATTCTAGAACCGATTGCTACATCATTCCCTAAAGCATCTTTACCGTCTTTTATATGCTGTTTAGCTTTATCTTTAATTCGCATTAAGCCTTTTACTCGTTCTGAGTCAGACTTAGTACCTTTCTTAAACGTCTTACTAGTTTCGCTTTTAGCAGTTACAGTAGTTTCTACAATGTCTTGACCAGAGCCATACATGTAGATTGACTTCCAACTAAAGTAATCAAGTGTTTCTGTTTCTCCTGTCAAAGGATTTACATCTTCAATCATTACGTCAGCTAAATCATGGTCGCCTCTAAACATTTGGTAGTATACACCAAACAATCCTCGCTTCTGTAAAGTTTCCCATCTAGAAGAGGTAACGGAAGGAACATAAGAAGTACCACGTGTTTTGCCATATAAACCTTTTGACTTAATTAAAGCAGCATAGAAAGCTGTATACTTTGTATACATTTCTAAATAGTCTCTTTCAGCTTGGTTTAAAACTTTATAAGCTTCTGAGTTAGTATTTACTCTACCCTGGAAGTCACCACCTTGATATACTAATCCTTTCTTAATTTTCATATCAGAAGAATCTCTGTATGTAACAGTCAAATCAGGAAGTATAGTCTTTTGCAATCCTGTCTGCTCATCTAATAAGTTACCAAATAACTTTTGTGATATACCTCTAGTACCCATAGGCATGTAGTTTAACCACAATCTAGCTGCTTTAGCTTTAGTAGAGTCACCAAAGTTAGCTTTATACAAAGCCTCCAACTTGTCGTTCATCTCTTTTGTAACTAGATGTATGTTTCTAGTGTAAGCCATGTGCGTAAGCTTCATATTCTTGTTTATGTAAGCTATAGCAGGTTTACCTCTTCCAAAGTCTCCAGGAGACAACCACATGTTAAGTTGGCTAATGTCTTTACCTCTTCTGTCTTCAGTTATAGTATCTAAAAAGTCTTTACCATTTTGAACACCCCAGTCGTACATTTGCTTGTTAGCTATGTGGTTACCAAAGTTGTACTCTAGGTAACGACGTAGTGGGTTAGCAGCTAGTTCATCAATATTACCATAGTCTTTAGTTGATTCTGTAGGCAACGCTATAGTATCTTTATCTACATCTACGGTTACTCTATCGTAATTTAGTCTATCATGGTATTCTCTAAACCAGGTTTGAGCTTCTCTAAACTTAGCGTCTAGTGCTTTCTTGTTATTAGGGTCGTATGCGTAATTTGCTTCTTCTATATTAGATAAGCGTAATTCTTCATACAACTCTTTAACTTTTTGTACAGAAAATACGTAAGCCTCATACTTAGCTTGTAGTTCATTTTGATATAGAGGGTCTACATCTTTGTATTCAACCCCTTCAGGAAGCATTTTCTTAAAGTACTTTTCAGAAGACATAGTTTCTCCTACACCTTGATAGTCTGTCCCAGGGAATTCATACACAGGTACTTTTAAGTATTGCTTGTCACCTGACTCGAACTCCATAGAGTTACTCGCTTTTGCGGTAGGCTGACGCATAGCTTCACCAAACACATTTAGCATAGCTGTTTCTTGTACGCCACTAAATATTTCTAGAGGTCTAGTTGTTAAAGAAACATCTTCTTTACGCATCTCAACTCTGTCAGACTTCCAATGAGCATCTTGTATAGTAGTTACAGTATTAGCTCCTGAAGCACCTATGGTTTCGCTCTGTATATTAAATAGACCTTTTTTGTCTAACTTACCGTCGTTCCCAAATAACGCTAGGTAAGACAGAGCAGCTACACGACGAGCATTTACTATAGCGTCTTGCTTAGGGTTCGAGAATAGTCCCGCATTGTATAGTTCGTTCTTCTTTATATAAGAAGCTAAGTCTTGTTCAAACGAACCATCTCTATTAGCTCTTTTACTTGTTTCGTTGATTTGTCTAATTTTTTCTTGACTAAAAAAAGGAGACATAGAGTTTCCATTACTACCCCAACCTGTAGTTAAGAAATCGTAAGCCACAAAGAAGTTTTGTATTTCTTTTGGCATAGAAGCAAAATCTTTCTGTATTATACGAACCTGCTGTGTAAAGTCTAGCTCATTACCTATTATCTCCATATTAGGCTTAAATCTAATAACTCTAATACGTTGAGGTGTATTGTTTACCGTAACAAACTCATGATTTATTACGCTATCCATAATACCTACAAAGTTATTTACCCTATCACCAATCATTTGATTCTGGTTGAGGTATTCATTGACTGCTTCTGTAACCAATCCGTATTGTTGTTCTTTGCTAAATTTCTGAAACTGTTCTGCAGAGTACTGCTCTCTTAGTCCATAGTCTGCATTTCTGTATATATCATATACATAACTACCAATAGGCATCTTAGAGTGTACAGCTAAACGCATAACATTTAAGGCTTTAGCCATATTAGTGTTTACGTCTTCAGTTGTAGATAAGCCTTCAAGATTTTCATGGTTAGTAAACATAGAGGTAGAGTGCACTTTTTGTACAACCTTCTTACCATCCTTTATTATAACCTTGCCGTTTTTATCTTTTTTAAACTGAGTGTTTTTTTCTGCAGCTAAGATTCCGTCATTGTTTAATAACCTAAACTCATCGGAAGAACCTAATAAACCTTCTTTATAACCATTAGAGTAATGAGTGTCTTCTGCAAAGTATCTGTTTATAATCTGCAAGTTTACTTCTTTGTTGCGTTTGAATAACAAGTTTGCACCTAAATTATTAGCGATGTCTGTTTGTCTTTCCAAAGCCTGCATAGCCTTTTGGTGAGCTACCAACCCGTTCAATGGGTCTGCTTCAAAAGACTTATCCAGGCTTACAAAATGACTTAAATCAAATATATCAGTACTAACCGAACTCAATGCTATAAACATTGCCATGTAGTCTGACTGAGTTGCGTTGTCTATGTTAAACTGTATACCACCTTCTTCAGTATACTTATCACTAATCAGTTTCTTTATATTAGCAGATTTATCCTCTGATACAGAATCTTTGTACAGTTTGTTTAGTTCACCTTTAGAGTCGTACATAGCATCTAAGTATTGTGCACTTTTTATAAATGCTGATACTTTTGCAGGTGGCACACCCATCTTAATAAGCATAACAAAAATATTGCTCGTGTTCTTTACAAACATGAACTTCTGTCTTACGTTATTCTTTCCATCATCCAATACTAAGTTTAACCACTTAGCAACCTCATACCATGTACCAGAACCATCTTGCTTGATAGAGTTGTCTATGTTAGTATAAGTCTTTCCATTATACACAATGCTTAATGGTTTTTCGTTGTATATAAGCTGTGGGTTACCCTCACCTACATAGTTGTAGACTAAGTTTTGAGAAGCTATAATACCAATCATAGGGGCATTACCCTTTGTTTGACCATACATAGCGTTAGCACCTAAAGGGTGGAAGTCATTAGGTATGTCTTTATCTCCGTCCTCTGAACCAAACAATTCTTTATTGTGTGCCTTAGTCAAAGTTGCTATCTCTATTTCTTGTGTAAGAGAGTTTTGCACCTCTGGCATTTTATATAAAGCTATAATGTTTTGTACAATAGAGTTTTTAGCTTTGTCTAGTGGTGATAAATCATCACCTTCTTTTACGTAGTTTAGGTGAAGCATATCACCATCTAAGTCAGAACCTATAATAGCTGATACAGTTGGATGCACCGCAATAGTGTTACCAGGCTTGGTGGATATACCCTTTACCTTAAGAACTACTGTAGAACCTGCAGAAGAAGAAGGTATACGAGTAGCTATAAACTCAACTATCTTGCCACCATCTAAATCTTTTTGTGTAATACCTAATTGAGAAGCAGTGTGCTGAGATATAATAGCCTCAGCTGAAGTTACACTATAACCATCTTTACCTTTAACAACTGTCATGGCTTTTAAACCATCGTTTGTTTGAACAATCTCTTTGCCTTTTAACTTGTACCCGTAAATTACATCAGATTCTTGTACAGAAACCGTACCTAGTGTTCTAATCTTAAATGTATTTTTAATCAATTTAGAACGTAATAGTTTTAATGCTCGTTCACGAACAGCAGGCATATCTAAGTTACCGTCTTCAAGTAAGGTTTTTTCGTATACTGGTAAAGAGTCTGAGTCTAAATCTTTAAGAAGTAAGTCTTCTCTAGTTAGGTTCTTAATCTCTTGCTCATACTGTAGGTCCAATGCTTTAGCTACAGCATCTAGAACTTGATTTGCTCTACTTTTTACAGCTGCATTGTTGTGCTGTCTAAATAAGTTGATACCAGAAACCATCTGTTTAGATGTAGTTGCTGTAGTGGCATCTTTATCTAACTCACCTTGTATACCAAAAAATCTACCATCATAACCAAACAAGTTATTAGTAGCATCTTGTGAGTAAGAGTTTATAAATTCGTTTATCTTGTTAGGGCTACTAGACAGTGTATTCCATTCTTGCAAGCTTAACTTGTTTTGTGGAGTACCTTCTTCGCCTTTGATAGAACCTTTCTTTATTGCGGAATCAGCATAAGCTATAGCGTTATGTTCAGACAAGTTATTATCTACATAGTATTGCTCTCTTGCTTTTAAGGCTTTATATATACTTTTAAGAGGGCCTTCGACCTTATCGTTTAATACAATCGTATGTCCTTTAGCATAGAAGTTGTTGTTTTCCATACCAAACATTCCTGATATAGTCTTGTTGTCTATGTTGTTTCCAAAGCCTACAAGTTTAAATGAGCCTTTAACATCTACTATATTACCATGTTTGGCGATAAGCTTGTTAGCATGTTCTTCAGTGATGTATGATGCAGAATCCATAAGAGCAGGGCTACCAGACAACTCTACATTTCTGAGAGTTACTTTTCCATCTTCTGATGTGTCCATAACTTGCACTGTATGAGCTAGTTGCTCTGAAGACATTTCTTCGTCTTGGAACATAACTAACTCTACTCTACCACCACTATAACTTGAATCGTGTGGCGCAATAAAACCAGTAGCACGTTTATTCTTCATGGTAAAGTCTTGCTCTTGCATAACATTACCGAACATATCTTGTAAGTAGTACTTGTTTATTATATAATTATATATAGCTCTTGTATAGTCTGCTGGCTTAAAAGGAGATGTTTCTTCATCATACAAGTTCATCAAGTCTTGCTCGCTTCTAGCAATATCTTTGTCGTTTAACAAATCATAAGTCACACCGTTAATAGATAACGTAAACAATACATCTGTAGTAATGTTTACTTCTCCTTTTCCAATGTTAGCTTTGTTTGCGGTGTTTTTTAGTTTACCAAATTCTTTTTCTAGGTAAGCTAATGTATCTTTATTAATAACTAAGAAAGCGTCAAAGTTGTCATCATTACTATTATGACGCTCAACTAAAGACTGAAGCTTACCTTTATGATACTTCTGAAGGTCTTTAAGCTGCTTTCTAGCCTCTTTCTCTGTCAAGATAGTATTAGCATCGGCGTAGTATCTTCTAGACTTGTCAGAGTAGTCTTTTACTACTTGCTTGTATTTAGTGTTTCCGTTCTCTATAGCATCTAAAATGTTATTTAAGTCGTTTGCTGTAACATCAAGATTGCTCATCTTATCTTTATCTACATTTTGCAATGTATCACCCTCTAGAGAAAACAATTGAAAACTGTCATCTAAAATAGAACTAGCATAAGGATTTGTAATGCCGCTACTAGTAAACAAAGATTGATAACCCAAAGGATTTGATTCAGCATAATCTTTTAACGCTTCTTTATTGTATTCTAAAAAGTACTTACGAGTGTTCTTGTTTACTGTATTTCCTTCAGGGCTAGTTATACTGTATAAGTAAGAGTCGTCCTCCATAGACATTTTAGAAGTAATTATCTTTCTTGTTACTTCTTCTGCGCCTAGCATATCATTTAGCTTTGCGTTATCTCCTATTACCTCAATAGATGCCTTATTGTACTTTTCTGACTTGTAAGCTTCTTCTATGTTTTCTTGAAACTTACTTAGTATGTTTTGTTTTGTTGCATCAGTAATATCTACTGTTTCTAAGTTTAAAACTTTAGCTTTTGATGAATAAAAATTACCAGTGTCAAATATAACATCAAACACCTCTTTTTTCATTTTATCTTGTATCTCTGCTAAGGTGTAGTTTTCTTTTGTCACTCCAGAAAACCTTGCACTTAAGCTAGCTAAAAGCATTTCTTCTAACTTTTCTTTAGTAAAGTACTTGTTTATAGTAACGTTTCCTATAGCGCCATCTTCAATAATTAAGTCCGTATACTGACTTGGGCTAAGTTGATTGCCTGAAGATAGTAGATAAGTGTTTACAAAATTGCGCACTTCCGAATCCGTTAATTCTTCTTTGCTAAGTAAATTGGCTAATGCACGAGAATAGTTTAATCTCTTTTTTGTAGCAGCCCATACTTTGTATTGAGACTCTGTATACTTGCTATTTGCAGAATACCCTTGACTCTTGTTGTATATAGCATTCTCAAACTTAACAATAAACTTCAAAGATTCTTTTTTACTAGACTCTATATTTACGCTTGCATCTTCTAAGTAAAAGCCTTTTTCTTCTATTACTGCATTAGCTATTTGTCTACGTAGCTTTACGCTTAACGTAGGTGATGCTACTCCGTCATTAAAAGTAAAAGCTTTATCTGTAGTCATAGAACGGAATTGTAACAATACATTTTCGTATATGTTTCCACCAGTTATATCTACTTCAGACTGTAAGTAAGTAAAGAAATCAGATAGAATAGCTGCATTTATATCTACGGCTTTCGTAGGTTTTGCAGGCAAGCTTCTACTTTGTATTTTATTTACGGTGTCTATAAAAGCTGCATCGGTTTTTGTGCGGACCTGCATTTGCTTAAGTAGGTACATTAAGTGCCCTTTACCTAGACGCTGTTTATACGCTCCACCTCTATCTCCCACATACCTTTCAGAGTTTATAAAGTCTGAAATTATCATGTAAAACTTTTTACCAAAGTCTCTGTTTTCGCCATTTAAAATAGCTACTAAGGCATTGTCTTGATTTTCAATACCATCAAAGTCCATATCTAGTTGTGCTATCTCTTCTTGCGCTTGTTTGTCTATAGATTTAGCAGCTTCGTTAGAAACACTTGCCATAAACATTTCTCTTACATGCTGAGAAATTTGTTTATCATTACTTACTAGTAAGGCTTCTACCTCATTGTATTCTTTTGTGCCAACAGTATATTTAGATAGAATAGACTTAGCTAAAGCAACTTTAGCTTTTCTATACATCTTACTTGTACCTACAGCAACTTTTATAGCGTCTAAAACCCTTCTAGGTTCTGCGTCTTTTAGTTGTTCTTCACTAAGTATACTAGGCATTTCATTTGCATAGAAATCTTTAGCCTGAGATATTACTTCGTCTCTAGTATTGTTTACCTCTTCTTCTATTTGTTTTACAAGCTCTTCTTTTTTAAGTTCTTGTATACGAACAGTAGATGGAGATTCTTTAGCTAAAAGGCCGTACTCAGCTTCGTTTTCTTCTATAATAGTTTTAATAGCAGCAAACTTAGCTTCTAAATCAAAACCTTCTTTTTTATATAAGCCCTTAGATGCAGTTTCTAGAGACCAATCAGATTCCTCTTTAGTGAAAGAACTAGATATTTTTTCTTTCCAAGATTTAAGCGAGTTGTTAAAAGCGTCTCTCTTCTTCTTGTCAGATATAAACATATCCTGATTGTAAGCACCGTATAAACCAGCTAGCTTAGTCAAAGACTCATCTTGTATATTAGTCTGGTCTTTAGCTGCCAACTCAGTGTAACCTTCTTGTTGCAGTAAAGCTAAAGAGTCCTCGTAAAACTCTTTAATAGTTTCGCTAGTAGATTGCTCTACCTTGTTTAAGTATATGTAGTCTTCTATAGTAGTAGGTACAACATAAGCATCCCCTTCTTCAAGTCTTTGTCTCTGTATAACTCTTAGTGCATCTTCTTGACGAAGTATAGTAACTTCACCTTTCTTGCCTGTAGGAACAGAATACAAAATGTTTTCTTGGTAATTTAATTTTGTCTGCTTGTATATAGGCTGATTAACTATATGGTCCATCATTTCCTGAACTTCAGGGCGGTGTCCGTATAGTTTTCTAAATATGTGAAAATTCTCATGGAAAAATGCTTCGTCTGCATTGTCAGCATCAAAGTTTATAAACGCACCTAACCCAGCTGCATAACCTGCAAAGTTAGTTCCACGTTTAGCCAAACTTACTATACCATTTACTGATACAAGACCGTCTGCGGCCTTTTCTGATAATAATGATACAACAGCATTCTCAGAACCAGCAGTAAGCAGGAACGCATTCTTTACACGTCTCTTAATTACAGCTCTTTCTGTAGCGTCTATTACTTTTCCTAAATTTTCCTTAGTAAAGGTTTTGTTTTTGTATTCTTTAACTAAATTCTTAGCAACTACTGCAGAAGCTTTTAGGCTATCATATACACCTTTAGCTTTTTCTTTTACAGTCTTTTTTTCTTCTACTCTACCGTCTCTTGTTTTTACAGGAGCAGGTTCTTTTTCTTCTTTTTGTTTTGCAAGTATAGCTTCTACTCTGTCTTTAGCACCCATCCTCATAGCCTCTTCTTCTTTACTAAGAGGTTGCCCTTGCTTTATCTTGTATGCTATGTCCTTTACAGTTTTATCAGACACTTTTCCAGTGTCTATAAAGTTCTGATACTCAGACTGTTTTTCTACTTTTATTTCTTCTGCCGCTGCTTTTACGGTTTCATCTGCGCGAGTAGTTTCTTTAGTAGCAACACCAGACTTAACAGTTATCGCATCTACAGAACCGTCTTTGTTTTGTCTAACAAATTCTACAGAACCATCACTTTGTAGCTTTCCTTCTTTGTAACTTTTAAAATCTTTACCCACTAAGTCTTGAGCAGCTTTTTCAGCTTGCTCGGTAGTTAGTTTGTTTTTCGCATTATCAAAGAATTCTTTATTTTTTACATCACTTGATATTAGTTTTTTATCTTCTTCTGTAAGTTGTTGACCAGAAAAATCTTTTTCTGCTAAAACTGTAAGTTGTTTGCCTTCGTTTTTAGCAAATTCTTCTGCTTTTACTCTAGAGTTAGCTGCCTCATATACGAATTTTATGTTCTCACCAGTTGCATCTAGTATATCAACCTCTTCTTTAAGAGCCAACTCAGCAGCTTTTTCTAAACCTGCAATTTCTTTGTCTGCAAACTCTTGAGACATCTTACCGTCCTCCACTAACATTTGAATCTCTTCCGCTCTTGCAGCAAACTCTTCTCTTTTCTGAGATAAGCTATTAGCTACAGTACTATTAAGCCATGCGGTAGAAACTAAACTTGTTTTCTCTTTGTTGTTTAAGTTTTGCGTAGGGTATGCTTGTACCGCCTCTTGTACTTGCATGAGTACATCAGAGTAGGCGTTAAATTGTTCTTCAGTAATAGTACCAGCTTCTTGTTGAGCTGTAAAGTACTCCATAATAACCTCAGACTCACCCTGGGTAACAGCGTTCATAATAAGAGTACGTGCTGCAGTATCTTTAGCTAACAACGTAGCTTGTTCTGCATTTAACTCTTTTAGATTTCCATCCTTATCTTTAAACCTATAAGTACCTTCATCTAAGTCTTTGTTAAATATATCTAACACTTCATGCGACTCAGCTCTACTTTCGATAGCTCTAGCAATAGTAGCTTTGTTTTCTGTAGAAGTACGTATAGTATTACTAACTCCAGACATTAAAAGACTTGTAGCAAAAGATAATACACGAGTGGGTCTTTGTTCGTCTGCTGTAAAGAACTCTAAGTAAGAAGGAAAGTCTTCTCCTTTAGCTTCAGCAATACGTCTTTGCACAGACCAGTCCTGGTAAACTTCTTGAAACTGCTCTACAACACCATCAGTAACCCCTTGTGCAGCACCCATTCCAAGAGCCTTAAAACTATTCTTTATTAATGGCTTAATAGTAGGAGCTTTAAGACTTTTTATAACTTTAGTTTGAGCAGCTTTACCTAACGTGGCAGCAGCAGCTTGACCTGCTTTAGTACCAGCGGCAGTAGTAGTTGCAGCCTTTAGAGACTTGCCTAATGCACCACCTACTTTTAGTTGCCCTGCAAATAAACCATACTGAATAACATCAGCACCCATAGACGCTAAGTTATCAACAAACACTTGTCTACCGACGTGCTTTGCGTCTTGAATGCTTATTCCTTGAGTAACAGCTTCATTCATAGCTTGACCCGCTAGAGCAGCACCTTCAATCATGTTAGAAGTAGAACCTGCAGCTGTAACACTTAAACCTGATTTAATAAGCTTAGTAGCATTTAGCGTGTTTGCATACTTAGAAGACACACCTACGGAACGTCCACCTGCTGCAATAGCTTGAGCTGCTTTTTTAAACTTAGCTCCTTTAGTAAGTAAAGAAACTCCTTTAGCAGCAGCAGTTGCTGGTACTAGTAATGATAAAGCAAAAGGCAGCATTCTCGCTACCCCTGTTTCCCAAAAATTAATATCTGTTAAATCATCCCATGTTACATTTTCTAAATCCTGTAATCCTGGAACTGTATCTCCGTAAGATTGTAAGTAGTCTGCAAATCCGTGAAAAGCATCAGATATAGGTTTCGCTGTATCTACACCATAAACTTGTTTTGCAATTATGCTTGAAGGAGTACCACCTACAAAATCTGCAAGGTCACCCATACTATCAAACATATCACCTACACCTACCATTAAAGACCTACCTATTTTTTCTAGGTGACCCATATCGTAATCAATACCTGGGTTACCTGCCTCTGGTAAGTCTGGAAGCTGAGGCTGCTGTCTTGCAGCTTCTGTATAGCTCCATAAGTCAGACTCTATAGAAGTGTCTAAACCTTGTTCAGGTTGACCAACAAGAGTTACAGGCTCTTGGGGAGCTTGTATGTTATCTTGTATTTGTGGTTCTTTAAAGTTACTATCTAATGATTGGTCGTACTTAGCAACGTCTTGACTTGGCGTTCCTGGGTTTGGATTCCACAGATTTTCTTCCATAACTTAGTTGTGTGCTTTTTGTATTTTGCTCCTTAGTTCGTCTACTTTTATTAAATGGTCTATTGCTACTTTCTGGTCTACACCTTGTGCTACTAGACCTTCCAAATATAAGTCAAAAAATTGTTTTGAGTTTCCGCTCACTAAAGCAGCATTTAACTCAGGTGAATCATCAGCATTAAATAATCTTACTAATTGACTTATACCAGAATTAACATCATCACTTCCTGATGCTAAAGCTAAAAGTAAACTTCTAGATACTATGTTTCTTGCAGGGTCTACACCTAACTGTTGCATAGTAGTTGTAATAGGAGCGTCATAAATCTGTACGTTTGCCGTTACGTCTTCTTGATTAGATGTAAGAGATAACGGTGCTGTGCTTTTTTGCGCCTGAGCGTTTGACTGTTGCCCTAGACCTGATTCTTTATTATATCTACCTAAAGCACCGTCTATTCCTTTTTGTTTAGATAACATAGCCATCTTAGTAGGGTTAGTAGTGTCTATCTCTATGTAGTAACGTTCTTTTCCTGTAAAGTAATCATCATCTTGGTACTCTTGCATTATAACGTGTTCTGCGTCTTGTGGAGCTCCATCTAAATCATCTGCAGTAACAAGTTTGAACCCGTCTGCTGTTTTTATCTTATACCCTAAATAAACACCCATTGGCTGAATAGGACCAACTTTAGAACCTACTGGTAGTAATGTACCATTTTCATCATAAATTGTTCCATCAGCTGCAAAGTCAGAAATGTATGTATCGCCTTCTAAGTCAGTTATAGAGTTTTCTCCAAATTTAATTTGAGCAAATGTAAGCTCACTTCCTTGGAATCCTCGACTACCTACTACATCAGTATTTTCTGGTGACTCTGTGTAAACAAACGTACCTGAATCAAAGTCTTTTATTGCAAACTCGTATTCTTCAGAGCCTGCTTTAAGGGTGTCAGTACTAATTTTTTTCCTGTTAATTTTGGAAAATTGTTTATTTACCCTAGCTCCATAAGATTTGTTTACCTCACCAATAGAACCTAAAATAGGTTGTAAAGCTTTAGCTCTTCCACCTCCAACATATCCAGCAACATAATTTTCTAATTGGCTATCTGAAACTGACTCAAACATAGAATCAGGTAAATCATATTCTATCAAGTAGTTGTTTTTAAATATTCTATAGTTGTCTCCTGCGTTTAAAAAAGCTTGCACCTTGTTGCCTGCACCTGAATAATCTTTTTCTTTTGGTTGAGACCACTGTGCAAGTTGTTTGTGCTCAAAAGAGTCAATATCACCTTCCATAAACGCATTAAAGTCTCTTCTAGTTTGATTTGATATAAGGTGAGCGTTTTTTCCTTCGTTACCCTCTAAGGCTTCGTAGTAACCTTGCACTTGCTGAGTATTCTTTTTTATTCTTTGGATTTCTTCTGAATTGCTTAAGTTGTTGTAAAAGTTTTGCATAACTCTACGACCTCCAGAATTCATAAACTTTACTGGGTCATTACCAGATTTCTCTAATTCAGCTAAAAACACCTCACGTTCTTGGTCGTATAAACCTTGAACAGTTTCTCTGTCTTCGTTACGTATAGCAACCTGACTAGCTTTAGATTGAATAACTTGCATCCAATCATCTAGTTGTTGCTCTTTTTGTTCTGCCATTTGCTGTTGCTGCATGTTCATTTGCTGCAACTGCATTGCTTGACCTAACTCAGCACGCTCTCTATCTCTTCGTGCGCTTGAGCCTTGCCAACCAGACAAAGCGTTATTAACTTTAGAGTAATCCATTATTTAGTTTTGTTTTTTTGTTTCTGTAACTGCTTTTCTTGTTCAGTCAATTTAGTATTCGGTCTTGTAGAAGCCGACCCTACAGTAGCACTTTTTGAAGCGTCGTAAGGAACTTGGTTCACTCCTGCTAAACCTTCAAGGTTAGCTCTTTGTGCTTGTTCTATTAAATCTCTGTTAGGGTTTATATACCAAGAAACATCACTTATAGCATCAGAAACAAGATTTGTTCCTATACCTCCAAGAACATCTCTGTTTTTTTGCATTGTAGCTTGTTTCATTTGCTCTACAGACATATCTCTTTGTAATTGCATTTGACCAACTGAAGATGCCAGTGCATTGTATTGCTGTACATTTTGTTGTCTAACTGCAGCGTCTTGAGCTGCAAGTTGATTAAGCCCTTGTATTCGATTTGCATCTACCACACCTTGTCCAGCTAAGAACATTCCTCTTTGTCCACCAGAGGCTCTTAAAACATTCTTCATTGCTCCTGCATACGCATTATCTAGGTTAGACATAGCTGCTGCTTTTTCAGCTGCTGTAAGACCTGATTTAGAAAGTTGCCTTTGTTTCTCTACAGCCTCTGTAATAAGGGGAGATAACTCAGGAGTCTCTATTTCAGGGTCTCTTAAAGCTTTAGATAAAGATAGTATTCCTGCAGCAGCTTTCAAACCAGAAAGCACTTTTTCTGCTTTACGCATTTTTTCTTGGCTTTCAGGGCTATCTTTAGGTTTTTCAGGTTTTTGAGAACCGTCTTGATTTAAGTCTAAAGACTCCATAGATTCTTCTTCCTCTTCTATGTCGCTATACTCGCCAATTTCTTCGCCTCTTTTTATTCCTTTTCGCAAAGAATTGTCAGCAGTCTGCTGCTCTGCCAACTTTCTGTCAGCTAATTCAGATGCAGTTTCACCTGTTTTAGACATCTCTGCGAGAATCTTGCTATCCTTTTCAGCTATTTTTTTAAGCTCAACATTAAAAGGTATTGTTTTAGAGTCGGATGTTGGTAGCTGCAGGCCAGCGACAGGAGCAGAGAGTGAAGAGGTAGGTGTTAGTGGGCCTTCATTTAAAATCCCTAAATTTTTTAAATTTAAGTTAACATTGTTTGTCCAATTCTCAAGAGCATCTTCTATTTTAGAGTCAACGAATTGCTTGCCACCTATTCTTTCTCCAAGCTCTTCGTTAGAAATAGATGTTGCGTATTTTATAAATCCTTTAGCTTTTACTACAGCATCAGCGTCTTTAACGTCAATATTTGTTAGTTTAAGCTTTTCAGATAACTCTTTGTAATAAATATTCTTAATTTCGTTATCAGAACCTTCTAACTCACCTTTATTAATTCTTACTTGAATATCAGAAGCAGTTTCAAAAGCCGCATCTTGAACTTCTTTTTCTTCTTCTGGTGATAATATATAATCTGCAGTTAACCTATAAGATTTTTCTTTTTGTTCTTTTCTTTTAGCTAGTAAGTCTTCCATAGCCTTATCTTCTGAATTAACTGTAAATGATGAAGATTTAGTTTGTGGTGAAGCAGTTTTGCTTTGATTTTGTAAGTATTCAGGAAATTGTTTTCTTACAGTATTATCTAAAACACTTACAAGCTTGTCTGCGTAATATGGGTCAGTTGCGTAACCAGCTGACTTTAAAGCTTTTGCTTGGTCTTCAGGTGTAGCAGCATCTAATACCCCAGCTTTTGCGTAGCGGGGATTGTTTATTAAAAAATCTATGTGCGATTTAACTCCCTCTTCTGGGGTAGTAAACTTTTTGAAAGCCTGTTCTACTTTTAAAACAAATTGACCATTACTGTTTTTAGTAGTAGATATAGTTTTCAACCCTTTAGCGGATTGTTTTTTAGAAAAATCTTTAGCTTCTTTTTTTGTATTAAATATTTCTGTAGTGTCCATTACAGCGTAATCGACATCTTTTGTTTTTCCAGTTAAGTCAAAGGCTTTTTGACCAGAAAAGTTGTTATGCTTAACGCTTAATTCTGAATTAAGACTTCCAGACTCAACTAGTATTTGAGCCATCATCATCTCTGGGAATAAGCCTGTGCCTTGAGTAGCTTGAGATAAAATTTGTTGTAATTGTTTCTTGTCCATACTATTTATGTTTCCAAGTTTTCATTTCATTGTTCACGAACACGCCTGCTTCTTTGAATTGTCCTCCAGCTACCATTCGTTTAATCTTTTCCATCGCAGGCTTATCAAATACACCCTCGCCGCCTGTAAGCTCCATCCCTGTGTGTTGACCATTCTTATCTACTACTGCTAATGGGTTTGTCTTATGGCTGTATGCACCTTTAGTCATACCACCTGTATTATAATTACCTAAAGACATATCATCTACTCTACCAGCTTCCACACCAGACTTCTGCATGCGTACATCATAAGCATCGTACTGTCCACTCGCTATATTGATTTGAGGTCTAGGTGTTCGAGTGGAGCTGCTATACATAGATATATCAGGCATCTTAGCTGGGTCTATATATCTTTGTGCTAACCTTATTGCAGTTTCTGGCTTTACTTCTAGTCTAGCCATAGACTCTTCAAAGTAACCTTTAGGGGCTCTTTGTGTTCCTGACTTAAAATATATATCTTCTGTTTCACTAGGGCCTGTAAATCCAGCACCATAACCAATAGAAGGCCTGTAATCTATATGTCCTAAATTACTCATTTGTATTTCCCCACCTTCTTGGTAACCTATAGAGCGTTCGCTTTGTAATTTTAAATCTTCTGATAATTGGTCTTTCTCTCTTTTAGCAGATTCTTCTCTACGTTTCTCTCTTTTCTTTTTACCCTTAGTAAGAAGTCCAACACCTAAACCAACTGCTCCACCTACAGCAGCTCCAATTGGTCCTGCAGCTGCCCCCATAGAAGCAAATTGTAAAGCAGAACCAGCAACATCAGCATTTCCATACTCAGGGTCAGTGTCAAGTGCTGAAATGGCTGCACTAGCTAATCCTAAACCAGCTCCTAAGTTAGCACTATTGGTTTCTTTTTGTTTGTCAGTTAATGGCTCTTTGTTTTCTCTATCTTCTTTACTGCCAAATAATGAACTCTCATTAAGTCCTGACATACCTATAGCTTTTCCTACAGCACCTCCACCGTAGTACAATGCATTAGCTAATTTCTTTTCTTCTTCTTTTCCTAAGTAATTTATCATTTTACTATTCTATTGTGGACAAGTGCGCCAAATAACTCAACTGGGTAGTTAGCAATAGGAGCAGTTGCATTAATAATTAGATACTGGCCTTGAGCTTTATTAGTACCATCTGTAATAGGTATTATGTGTTTACCGTTAGCCATTCTGTCAGAAAACTCATTATTTGTTATTGAACTACCACTCATTGAATCAGTAAATGTAAAAGTAGTAAATTTCTTTGTATTGATATTACCAGAGCAATACATAACAAGCTTATCGAATTTTTTAGTTGAATAAACGCTTTCGTTACACACAAAAGTTACATCTAAACATTTAGGTAAAGTAACATTGTAATATGAGTTAGCATTATTTAAACTATTTTCTAACCATAAAGAACCGCTAGATATATCATCTGAACCAGCTAGTTTAGTGTATCCAACTGTATAAAGCTCACCTTTATGATTAATAGATTTTGCTACAGATTGATACTTCTTACTTACCATCACGTCTGATAACTCACTATAGGTAATACTAAGGTTGTTAGCAAAAGTAGGATGGGTAACACTTAGAGTGACTTCTGAGTGACGATAATCATGCGCTAAAGCTACACCACCTTTAGACAAATCTAGAGGCTCGTCTTTTATTTGCAAATCTTTCAAAGCGTCAAATAAATTTGCGTTCTGTGTAACTACACCTAAATCTTGTACAGCTATACCTTGACCATAAACTAGTTTGCAAAACGCAGACTGATAAGAGTCAAACCAATATGCTGAAACACCTGTAGTAATTACATTATTATAATGCTGACTACCATACTGTGTGTCTACGTAATCACTTCGTTCTATAACTCTTCCTGTACCCGTTGCAATAGTTACGGCTGCTGCGTCTGCATTATCAACAACAACTCTTGGATTAACAGATAGTTTTGCAACAGCACCGCTTTGCAGTGTAAACAAATCACCTCTTAAGTTAAATATATTGTAAATAGGTCCAAACTTTGTGTTAAGTTCATGTACTTCTGCTGCAGGAAAATCAGTGTAAGCATCTAATGTATCACCACTTATTTTTAAGCTAGAAGCAGCAATCATATTTGACATTGTGTTTATTTGGTCAAAATCTTCTGGCTTTTGTAAAAATGTTTTAGATGTATTTCTTGAACTATAAGTAGAATTGTATAATAAATCATCTTGTACATTATGAGCTAATGTATCTGTTACGCCAAAGAAGTTACCATCTCTCATATCTAAGTTAACAGTACTTTCTACTGGAAAAACAAACCCTACGTTAGGTGCATGTCCATCTGTTCTATCACTAACGTATACTAGTTTACGTAACGAATACATGTTAATGTAAGTATCACCTCCAAATACATCTACTCTATCGGAGCTTGTAGGGCTAAAGTTTTCGTGCCCCGTAAGCATATACCTGTTGTTTAAAAAGTTAGAAAGCTCGTTACCTCCATAAGCGGATGTACTAACATCTCTTGTTACAGTACAATACATTTTTGATGAGTAAATCCTTGCGCCATCTTTATTGTCTTGGTCAGCGTTATAATTAATTCTTTGTAAAATGTTTTTACTAGAATCACCACAACCAAACTGATGACTCTCTATAAGCTTGTTATCATCTAACGATATAAAAGTAGTAGCACATCCTTCAAGTACAGCTCTACCATCAAACTTACTATCGCCCCAACCACTACTACCCGCATCATAAAAATCTGCAGTAAATGATACAGGAGAAGAAACAACATAGATACCTGAACCAGTACCGCCAGAATCTTGTCTTGCCTGTGAAAGAGAATAATTATGAAAGTCTTTGTCTTTTGCACCAGTAAAAGCTATATCATAACCATTTTTTGCACTACTAACAGTTCCACCAGGTTCTACAGCTTGAGCATGTTTTATTGGTTTATATATATCATCACCTACATTTCTTCCTTTAGGCCCTACACTTCCTAGGTTATAATAAAAGAAAGAATCATCATTAAGTGTAAACACTGTATATATAGAATTACCTGCACTATTATTTGTTGCACTTTCTCCACCCAAAAAGAATCTACCTGCCGCTAAGTTACCTGACTCTTTTGCTCTTACACCAGTCCAAGAGTTTAGCTCTGAGTCTAAAGTAGTATCATTAGGTACGTTATCTTCTGTAAAAGTGTTTTGTACAGAGTCTAGTCTAGCAGATACTCCTATTTTATCTCCCACTTTATGAATATATGGCCTATTAGCTAAGTTTGACTCAGGGCTATCAAATGTAAAAGTAGTTTGACCTATTTTTAAACCTTCATGCTGAAAGTCTGGAGAACCATAAGGAGTTGCGTATACTCCTAATTTATTTCTTAACCTTTTACTAGAGTCATTATTTTGCATGTTAATTACAGGCGTTATAACTCCATTTTGAATTATTCTTTTATCACTATCTGTTCTGTCAACACGAACAATAGAGTATCCACCAATTTTAGCTAAAATATCTGCACTAAGCTTAACATCAAACTGTGGAAACAACACATACCCATTAATATTTTTTTCTGTAGGGTTTACAAAGTTTAATGTAACATTTGTTTGTGTAGCGGTAGCGTTATTACTCATAGTAAACTGAGTAGTACTATTTATCGTAGTTATTCTAGTACCTTCTGGTATTCCATCTCCATATACATGCAAGCCTGCAACTATAGCTGTGTTAGCAACGTGTGCAACTGTAGCTGCTCCGTCGCTTGTGTCTGTAGTGCTATCAGTAAAAGAAGTAGTACCACAATACTTAAATGTAGTTTGACCATCTTCACCAATAGATATAGCTGAACCTGCAGCGTTTAATGTAGAAAAATTAGTAGAATTATCAGGCATTCTAATATCCCCAATAGGATTTACAAAACCTGGGTTTAGATTTCTGTCATAAAACAATATACCAAACCTGTACACTTCACCTCTTTGGTATCCTTTAAAGTCTTTTACAAAAAGAGGGTTTTTATAATTATCATAAAATCCATCTGCGCCTTCTCTTCTTAAGTTTTGAGAAAACAAAGGAGCTTTATTATAGCTTGTAAAGTTTTTCTTTTGTTGGTCGCCACTGTCGAAAATTCCAGAATTTTCTCTTTGGAAGTATGTACAATCAGATAAAGGAAACTTTTTAGTATTAAAAGTTACTCTTACTCCTGTACCTGTAGCAAAACCATCAGACTCTGCACCAGGTATAAAAGCATTAGAGTAATCGCTTCCTTTCAAATACCCGTAATAACCAATGTTTTCAAATGAAGATATACCATCATCATAAATAACATCTTCTCCTAAATCAGTATTTATTAATCCATCTTGTTTTTCCCAAGCATTTGTATTTCTATTTCTCCTGTAAGACTTTACTCTAAAACTTTCTGTAATATCACTTAAGTCACTAGATAGGTTTACTGCAAATAGTCTATTATCTTTTATTGCTAAGTCTTTACACGTGCTCCAAACGGTTTCTGTTTTAAATATTTCAGCTATACTTATTTCAGTGGTTGTTTCATTACCGTTATGTACATAAGTAAACTTACCGTCTTCTACTAAACCTGAACCTATAATTCTAGGTTGTATAGACCCTATCTCATCTATGTATAAAATATCAATAATTTCAACTTGAGAAAAAGCACTTGATATTCCGTCTACTTCTATCTTTACACTAGAATTAGAAATATTATTAGCTCCTTCTGGAGGGCCACCTTTTATTTCGTGGTAATCTGCTATTCTACTAGTTTTAGCTACATGAATAGGTTCAGATATATTAGATATTTTTGAAAGCTTACCATCTTCTGACTTAAGCCTATAACAGTAAGAATGTGAACCACAACTTACCGAACCACCTGTAAGTATAGAAGTAATGTTAGGGGCTTTCTGATATTTACTGTTAAAAACATTAAGCTCATTAGCAGATGTTAAATTCTGATAATAAGATACGGACTCTTTTAAGTTTACAGTTCTTAAAGGGTTTGTTCCATCAGTCCAGTATAACCTGTGAAACTTTTCATTCTCTTCAGATTTTTCTGTTCTTACCAATGTTTTAGCAGTAAAACCTAAATCTAGCTCTCCAAATATAGTTTCTGCAGTAGTAATAGTTCCATTATCAGCTACAGATAATTTTATAATATTATCTTTTCCTGTAGCAGCATTATGACACAAAGCAATCATGTAATCGCTAAACGTTTCTAAACCAACTATTTGGTAACTAGTACTACTAGAGTTAGTATCAAATGTCATGGTTTTGTTTGCTACAGTATATCCGTTACCATTATTTGTGGCTACAATTGCACCTGTAAAAGCTGCACTAGTAATTACGTCAGCAGTAGAGGTCCTTGTCATCGAAGGAACAAAACTTACTGTTTGGTCAGTTTTAGAAATAAAATATATAGCATTTTCTCCTGAGTTTGTAGCTACAGTAAGTAAATTGTTTTTAGTTGCATTAGAATAAGGAAGTCCTATATATGTAGTAAGTAAAGCAGAAGCATAACCTAATATAGTAATATCGCTATCTGTTCCTGACCAGTTGTCACTAATTGAAGGTACAGAATCACTTCGAGTTTCTATACCAAACGTAGTAGTAAAGTCTAAAGACGTATCTACAAGGCTACCTCTTTCTGCTAGAGTGTATCCAACATAAGATTGAAATGTAGCTGATTTTTCTTGAGCTGTAGCTGCTATAGAGTAATCCCCTATCGAGGACGAGTAATAAGGTATCAATTGAAGAGTTTTGTCTGCTATTGATATGTTGACATCAAACGCAGCTTTAATTGCAGCAGAGCCTGTAGTTTCCACTTCAGGGTATATTAGCTGATTAAACGCATTTATAATTAAAACTTCTTCGTCTAAACTCTCTCCATCTACATGATAATAAGTGGTAACGTGTGTAGCACCTCCAAATGTAATAGATGCTATGATGTTGTCAATGTATCGACTTACATCGTAGTTTGTACTACCAATTGTTCTAGTATCAGTACTAAGTGTACCAAAAGTTAAACTGCTAAAAGTTTTTTGTGCGTCTGATAAGTTTCTAGCTAAAGCATTACCTTCAGCTGAGTTTAAAACAAACAAATTATCTTGCTTAGTCATTAAGCGAGCATTAATTGCAGTTTTATAACTTTCGGATGGCAGTAAATTAGGGTCTATATCTGATTGCATTCCTTTAGTAAAGGAATTTGGTTTTTTATTAGACTCTGCCATAATTAAAATAATTTACGAGTTGTATCTCTTGTAGGTTGTAATGAGTTCCAGTATTTACCTATATTTCTCCATTGTTGTTTAGAAGGCATATTGTCTTTACCTCTAGCTTGAGCACATAAGTTGGACCATTCATTTTTTAAGTCTTGGTATACATATCTAGGAAGTTTTTGATTATAATACTCTCTTCCTTTGTACTTGTACATAATGTAAGCAGCTATAGCGTCTTCATGTGCAGCCGATATAGTTGGATAACCATCATCATCTGTGCTTATAGCTTCGTAATGTAATTTTATAATAGTATTATCAGAAACGTCAATATTTAAATAATTTCCTGAAGAGTAACAGTTAGTAGTATCGTAGTCACCGTTTTCAGAAAGTATTTCTATTGTATTTATAAAATCTTCTGGTAATAAAACTTTTTTACTTGTAACTGTAAGAGTTGCTATTTTTTTGTCAAACGTAAGATAAGAACCAATTTTCTTTTCAGCTTCAAAAGACCATTCTACAAAGTTGTGAAACTCTTTTGCTGCGTCTTGTATACCTAAATTACGTATTACTGCTGCTACCACTTGCTTTACACTAATTTTAGGACTTCCTTTCATCTTAATTATTTATTAATGCTTTAAATCTTGTTAAAGGTAACACTTTATATTTACTGTGTTTATAGGGTCTATCCCACATTACCTTTGTATACTCGTCATCAAGTATCGGTACTTTATACAATACTATTTTGTTTTCTTCTTTAGATTTTTTGTGGTCTATACGTACATGAAAAGGTCTTTTGTGAGGAAACCTCTTTAAATACATACTCCCAAGGTTTAAAGGCATTTTAAGGACTTCTTGTTCTTTAGCTATAACATTAATCCATTCTTCTAAAAAAGCTTCTAAAATCGCATAATATTCGCTATACGATAGCATTCTGTCCTTTGTTGTACCACTGACTCTAATTTCTTTTTTAATTGAGTCGTAAATATCTTTTAAAGTAGTATACTTGTTTTTGTATTTTTTACTGTACTCCTGGTTCTTTACTTCCCGCATTTTCGTCTACTTGGTTATTAGCTGATTTTGCATTTGTAGATAACATAACATTAAACTCTAGTTGCAATACGTTTTGAACTAGTAGAGGGATTAATTCTTCTGGAATAGGATATTGAGTAGTTTCATCGCTACTATAAGAAGAAACTGTAGTAGGGTCAGAAAATACTCCATTTATCTCTAGAGAACCGTCACTAACCAAAGACTCACCCTCCCAAACATATAGTTTCCTATCGGAAAGCGTAGAAATCTTACTCCCTCCTTTAAGTATAAACCTAGAGTTGTTCACGAACACTCGGTCATGATTTTGAACTATAGGCAATGGTACGTAAGAAGAATCTACTGAAGAGTCATCTTTGTAAGCAATACTTCTAATAGCTCTATTGTCATTGAATCCTACCAAACCAAGCTCTATACCATTAGAGCTGGGGGTAGTAGAGTGTACTTGAAAAATAGCATTAGAAGCTTTCTTCCCGTTGTCAGTATACTGAATCAATAAATTAGCTCTATGGTAGTTTACCATAAACTTTATCTGTCTCAGTGATACATCTGAATCGTCAGAAGCTACACCTCCTGATACGAGGTTTTTAATGTTGTACGCAATTTCGTTTAGTGTTGCCATAGTTTTTTATTAATAAGAAAGGGCAAAGTAAGTTTCCCTACCTCACCCTTTCTAGAAAGCAGGGAGCAAAAAGCATCGTTATACTCGTCGTTCAGTTATTTCTGCCTGAATCAGTTGGTATCTTGGGTCTCCCAATGTCGCCAAGATTTTACGAGCTGCAATCTGACATACCTCTTCATGGGTAGTCGCATCTAAGTTAGTAAACAATGTTGTATGCTGTAAGTAAGTAAAAACACAAACAGTTGCTGAAGCAAACCCAATAGAGTTTACATTACCACCCTGAAAGTAAATAACAGGGTTAGAAGAATCAGCTTTATTAAAAGGGTCATTTAAGTATGCACTTATATCACCTATCTGAACTACTTTTACATTTACATTAGGAGAGGTTTTTACATAAGCTGATAAAAATCTACCGTATGTGTCATCTCCGTCTAATGTATCTATAGCACTAGCTGTACCATCTACTAAACTTACGTCTTTAGATATAACTAGTTTTTGTAGTTTATCTCTACTATCTTGTGTAGTTTCAAAAGCACTATAATATTGCTGAATAAACTCTTCTGTCGCCATTGCTAAAAAAGCATCTAAGTCTGCGTCAATAAAGAAAGCCGTAGCTTCACTATCTATAATGTTTCTAATCCTAGTTCTAGCAGCAGCTGCATCCATTTTACTTAAGCTTTAGCATTCTTTTTATTAGGTAATTTCTCACCTCGAATTTCGTTCTTCAAGATAGCTAAAATATCTTTATGGTCTTTTAGCCAAACTAGTACTTGTTCTTCGTTAGTTCCAATCGCTTCTTTTCCATAGAAGTAAGTGTTATTCTTAAGGTTAAGCTTCTTTGCTTTTAACGCCTGAATGATAAATACTCTTAAGTCTTTTTCAGGGTCAAATTGCTTATCCATAAATGCATCAGGACTAGATTGAGCTACTTCAATTATTTTAGCTCTAAGTACATCTAAATCTGAATTTAAATTATATCCAGATAATGTAGCATAATCTACAACATCTTTGTCTGACATCTTTGCAGCTTCAATAATAGCTCTTGCCGAATCTAAAGTAGATTTAGTTTTAACTCTTTCTTGCTCTGCTATATCTAATCTAGACCACTCGCCCGATAAAACAAAAGGGCTTTCTTTTAAAAATTCATCTATTAAAACATGCCCTTCATTGCTCATGTCTAATAAAACTACTGGGTTTGTAAACCTAAGTTTACTAGATAAACCATTAATATCTTCATATGTAACAAGTTTACCGTTTTTTAATCTGTACGAACTAAACTCATAAAAATTAAAATTTTTGTGTTTGTAGTACTCGTACTTTACGAAATTTTGCTCTGCCATAATCTTTGCTTTTTTTGTTTTTAATTTATAAAAATAAACACACCCCCGAAGGGGTGCGCTTAATTATACACTTATTAGATTGAAACGTTAAACGGCTTCAAAATACCACAAGAAAGTGGGTTTCTTACAATAATACCAGATTGCGTTAACCAGTGACATTCAAATTTGTCATCACCAGAAGCAGCAAGCATAGATTTAGAATCGTAAGGGTTAATCATTCCAGGTACGTATTTCTTAACCCAGTTACGGTTAACTCCTTCTGCACCTTTAGCAATAAGCTCAATATTGCTTACACCTTGGTTTACACTCATGTCTAAGAATACCATAACTCCTGAAAGAGCAGTAGTAGCTTTAAACGTGCTTCCAATTGCATCATTATTAGCGTAAGCAGGGTTAGGAGCAATATTAGGGTCATCAAATACTGGGCAGTGTGCTACAGTAATCTTATTTCCTAATGCGTAGTAAGTAGAGAAGTTTGCACCTAAAGCTACATCTTGTCCAGCTTTATCTACTAATACAGAAGCACCACCAGCACCGTTTAATACTAAGAAATCTTTCATTGCTTTAGCAAACTGAACTTTTCCTTGTGTTCCAGTAAATACTACATACTCGTTACCTGTAGCGTTTTGTGCATTCATGGTAAGGTTACCAATGAATTCAGTTAAAACATCTACAGATAATTCTGCATTATTAGCACCGTTAGTACCATACGTCAAAGTGTTAGCACCTTTGATTTGCTCAAAAAGACCATCTCCAATAACAGGTACACCTGATAACTGAGTTTGTTGTTGACCAGCAACGGTAATGTCTCCAGACATAGTAGATTTACCAAACCATCTCATTACTTCTAGGTCGTACATAAACTGAGCTTCAGTTTGTTGCTCTTTAGTAAAGAACCATAGTCTGTGACCATTGTGCTCAACCCAAGTAATGTCTGTTAAGTCAGTAGCATCAATAACTAATTTCTTACGAGAAATAGTTACATAGTTTTTGTGAGTTTCTGGGTAAGAGTAACCCTCTCCTACAGTACTACCTTCAGAACCTTCACCGAATGCGTTACCAATAATTGCTACTACATCATCTGCAGTACCAATAGTAACGCTGTTTCCAATAGCTTGTAAAGACTTAGTTGCTACAGTAGCGTGGTCCTCAGACCCAGTACCTGCAGTAACCGAAGTTACGTGGAATTGGTAACCACCAATACGAATAATGTCATTTGCATTAATCATACAGGTGTTTCCTCCTGTGTGGTCTTTTACATCAAAAGAAATTGCTGCACCAGCTGCAATTGCACCGTCTGATGCAAGAGTAACCGTAGCGTCTAAGATTTGTTTTTGTCTGTAACGACCCATTGCTTTCCATTCAAAAGAGTTGTCTCCAAGCACTTTTTCACTAGCACCGAAACCTAGTTTTTCAAGTAGGTAAGTAGTAGTGTAACGTGGGTACAATTCGATTACTTTTTTTGCAATCTCTGGGTACTTCAATAAATTTGCAGTTAGCGAGTTGTCCGCTGTTGCTTGACTGGCATCATATTTAGCCGAATAAACTTTCATTTGTTCTAAATTTTAAAAATTAAATAATTGTTTTATAAACATTGTACAATTACTAACCTAAGAACTTGTTAGGGTCGAAACCTTTTTTTACAGGTTCAAAGTTTTTGGTAGAACGTCCACCTCTACTAGGTGATGTAATACCATCAAGAACTTTAGATTTTCCTTGTTCGACGCCTTGCGTTCTAATCATCTTGAAAATCCTATCCTTGTTTTGCCATAGAAAAGCGGCCTCCGCAACATTGGCATGAGACTCAAAAATATCTTGGGCAAAATTCCCTTTGGTTATATAACTATACAGTCGTTTCTTTTCTTTCTGAGAAACCTTCCCACCAAAAAACTCTTCTTTTTTCTTAATGAAGTTTTGAAGTTCTTTTTTTGATTTAAGCGAAGCTTCCTCTTTTTGCTTTTCTCCTTGTTGCTTTTCTGTTCTAAGCCTATCCTTTTCATTGTGAATATGCTTATTTAGTTGCTGACGTATTAATGTGGCTTCTCTCTTAAGAAGTCCTGCGTCCGTCAGCCTATCTATCGTGTCCTCTATAGACTCATCTTCATACTTTGATGCTCTCATATCAGCGATAACTAAATCTTTGTCAGAAAGCTCTAAATAAGAGTTAAGGTTTTCGATTACCTCGTTTTCTTTTGCTTGCGGTTTTAAAGCGTCTTTAACTTTTTCTAAAAACTCTTCTTTACTGCCAGCTTCTATGCCTGCTTCTTTACTAAGCTCGTTCCAATCTAGTTCTGGTGCAGCTTCTGCTTGCACCTCTTCTGTTTCGTCCCAATCTGAGTCTTCTTCAGTTGCTTCTTCAGTATCTGTAACTTCTTCTGTAGCTTCTGCTTGAGGCTCTTCTACCTCGACGTTATCCCAAGAAAAATCATCAGATTCTTCAACTTCTTGAGCTTCAGCTACTTCTGCTGTTTCTACATTTTCCTCAGTTTCTGTAGTCTCTGTCAACGCTTCAGCTGACTCAACTTCTTGACCTAAGAATGAACTAGGGTCAAAACCTTGTGGAGTTTCTTCTGTAGACGATACTGCGTCTTCAATTAATTTGCTTTCTTCTGCCATTTTGTTTTGCTTTTAACTGTTTACAAATATATTACTTTTTTTCTAT